GTACGCACTCGATGGGGTGTTCGATTGGCTTCATGAGCCTCCACGGGTTGCCTGGATAACAACCAACCAACGAATCTAACCCCGAAGGGAACGCTTGCCCTTAGCGGAGTGTATTGAGGGTTGGCGGCCCCATTTTCTCCTTAACGGCAAAGTATTTATTAGAAGATAAAGTCCCCTGGAAATCCTTCCAGTTCACTACGAGGGCAACCCTCTGAAACCCGAATCCGGGAATCGTGAACCATCAAGGAATCCAGGGAACCAACGGATTTGCCTATGCACTACCCCATACCGTATCAGGGGGCACATGGTAGAGCCAGGCCTAAGCCCTCGTCTACCAAAGAACTAAAGCCCCCGAAGGGGGACACTTGCCCTTAAGGTAACGGGATCAGTGTAGCGGAGTTAGGCGCCACCACATTTCCCCTTCTAACGGCACTTAGAACCAAGAACCTCAAACCACAACATGACAAGCGGAGTCATGTGAGTTGCGTTCTGGTCACTCTGGGCGGAGTCCCTGCGGAGTAAAGAAAAAGGCAGGACACCCCGGTTTCCCGGGGGCCTGCCATGCGGCTACTTAGATTTCCTGTTCGCCGCTAACACAAGCGAGTACTTCCTCGTCACTACGAGGATCGATGGAGGGAATCTCCCGATCGAAGTACCGCTCGAGGCCCTGGAACCCATAGATGCTCAGATAGCTCATTGCTGCGCTATTCTTGAAAGCAACTCGGGCCCGGTTGGAGACCACATGATCCCCAGTCTCGGCTTGTGTGTTAGGCAACCCAGCCAACTCGTCGGCAACCACGTCCCAGACCTTGAGACGGAACGACGCTTGGTCCTTGAGTGCCATCACCAGATCGGTGACCAGTCCGGGATCGCCACGAACCGCGTGCTTCAGCATCTCGATACGGAGATGTTCCACGTGCGTTTCGAAGGCAAACTGGACGTCCGACTTGAGGTGCTCTTGGATTTTGCCCGCAAGCTCCGTCAGACGATCTGCGATCTTTCGACCGCCCAGCTTCCCATACCGGTTCTCATTCACGATCTCCTTCTTCAGAGCCGCCATACAGCTTTCACACTGATGGAGCGGACCCTTGCCAGAGTACACGTGAATTTCCGACAGGTGATTGACCTGTTGAGGAGACATGTGGGGGTAATCCGCCATGTCAATGGAGAGGTAGCTTTGACTGAAGATAGCTTCGGCAAGCATTTCTACTCGCTTCTGCTCTACAGTGTAGCCCTCCATCTGCCGGGCGTCGGCAGCCTCACAGATAACACGAGCCGCCTTGCGCAACTTCGGCAGCTCTTCAAACACGCACCGCTCTGCCACTCCCAGTTGGAAGTGCTCAGCAACCGGGCTGCCCTCGTACAAGAGGATATCAAGAGCACGCTCGGTCTTGGCGACCGGGAACTTCTTGGTAGCCGCGAGGGGATCCTTCACGCCACGCTGGAGATCCAGCTTGTATGACGCGACGCCACCCTTCGCATCCCTTTCGGGATCCTTGCGCACGAGCAGATCCACGTTCGCAGACTCAAAGGCATAACGCCTAAGAAGCCACAGAACGGCGCTGTCGCCCTGGTCCGCTGCACTATCCGTCATGCAGCGGTTGAACAGCCGGTAGGCCTCCTCGATCGCTTGGATGCGCGGGTTGTTGCCCGGGTTATCATCCTCGCTCTCGTTATGACCAAGGGCCAAGTCGACACGTTGGTCGTTCTTGTTGAAACCCAGGACCATAGCGTTCCTGATACGGTAATCAAGATACGCTTGAGGCAGCCAATCGGCCACTTTCGGAAGGAGGAGGCCACCCTTCCCTTCCTTGATGAGGCGCAGGTTCTCTTGCGAGACCCATTGCCAAGCCTTCGCATCAGGCTCACCTTCAGGCGTAGACCACATAACACGCGAGTACGCGAATTGATGCGCGTATTTGTCCTCACAGGCCTGCAGTTTCATGGCACGGATGAAATCCGCCCACGACACCTTCTTGTCGCCGATGGTCAGGCGAGCGGGAGCCTTGCCAGCTTCTTCCTGCCGGTCAAGCATACGCTCCACGAGGTCCGACAAATCGGCTCCCTCGTTGGGGATGTTGAAGTGGCCCTTCAACAGCTCCCACGCTTTCTGAGTTGCGCTAAACGCTACCTCAACCAACCCCGGGCGTTTGCTCTGCGGGTGGAAGTTGTCAGGGTCGATCCGCTTCTGAAGCATCTCGCCCTTAACAGTCACGTTACGGCGCCAACGAACTGCGTCGTTCACCTGGTCGTAACCAAGCGACTTCTTCGCAGCTTTGGTGAACTCCTCAAGGAGCTCAAGCGGCTGCTTAGTACGCAGCTGGCTCTCCGACAACGGGAGGTAGTGACTGGTGCGCGAACCAGCCAGCCCCGGATGCTTCCAGGGATAACGACGCCCTTCAGCGTCCCAGGACCAATGGCAATGCAGCTCTTGGCTGTCACCAATGGTGGCCCAACCCTCGTCGCCCATGCTAGCGAGCTTCGGGATATCAGTCCAGCGCACGAACCGCTTGGCGCGATCGATGCACTCCTGGATGAAGACGCCAAAGGCGCGGGCCCAGTTATAGGCCTTTGCCCGGTAGGCCAACCAGCCCACATCGAAGGCAGCCAGGTGCTCTTCGGACAGGGAGTCAATCGCCTCGCGGCAATAAACTTCCCACTGTTCGAGACTCCAGGCCTCCGAGCCCTCAGGCATACGCTTGTCGTTCTCAGATGCTTTCGCACCCTTGATCGCCTTCGCGTTTGCTGCAGCCATCTTGCGGTAAGCTGCGTAGAGGGAACGGCTGATGGCTGCGAGCTCATAGAACCGAGCCTGAGCCACAGTCGCCTGACCCACAGGACCCATGGGATCCGTGGACAGGTACTCAGCATAATCACCCAAGTTTTCACTGGTGATCTTAACCTTCTCGCCATCCGGCTCAATCCGATACTTGCGGGTATCCACAAGATTCGAAGCGAGCGTCAAGACGTCGGGGTTGGTCGTCCACGCCGCGATGTCGCCATCGTCGTCGCCCTGCAGGTCTGTCACGTCCGCAGGGTTCATGAACGCTGAGTAAGGAACCAAGCAGCTTTCGCCGTTGGCATCCACGATGAGCATGTGCTCGGAAGGCTCCTGGACAATCAGAGTTTTGAGGCTCTGAGCCAGAATGGCGGGGAATCGCCAAGTACCAACGGGTTCGCCCACAGGGGGTGTCTCCACAGTGGTACTGCCAATCACCACATGGCCGCGCTTGACAGACGCGTCCATGATAATCACGACCTGGTTCCCCTCAAAGCCAGTACCATTCGCTGCGTTGTACAGGCGGCGACGGAGCTTATCCATTGCCATGGTCCTAACGGCCTTGATGTCCATCATCTGGACAGGTCGGAGCTCGCCGGTCTTCGGATCAGGGATAAGAACACCCATCTCCTCAGCCTTGAGCACAAGCTCAATCAAACGCTCGAGCGTGGTGTTGCCACCAGACGAGACGTTGACGAGTGCGCGTGGACCCTTCTTCCGCATGGAGTCGAAGGTAGCCACGACGAGCGCCTCGACGGCGGCTTCGGTCTCAGGCGTGGACTCCACGAGCTGCAGGAGCTCAAAGCAGCTTTTCAGCGTGCTCTGCTCTCGCCACACCTTCATGCAGCCCATGTGGCCCTTGAGGACCACACTGCCATTAGTGGCCAGCGCTTGCTTGACCTCCACGTTTTCCTTCATGACACCCTTAATCTGGTTCAAGCCCAGAACGATGCCAGGGTTACCCTGATCATCGAAGGATTTCATGTCGGGAACGAGCAGGCCCTTAGCGAACAGACCCTCCGTCTCCGTGCATCCGGGGTTCCAAACCCGAATCTGGATAACGGGATAGGTCTTGCGGCCACCACCGATGAGCGCCATGTTAGACGCCAGGAATGCCTGGAGCTCAGGCGTGTGAGGATGGTAGGTACCAGAGCCATCAACACCCGCAGGCAGGGAAACGCCGTCCGGCAATTCGAGAACCTTTTCCTTGAACGTAATGTCCAGGTTAGGAACGAAGCCGTTGGGCAGAATGGGGCTGGTCAAGCTCAGCACGTAGCTCATGAAGGCCACGGCATCCCCGAAGGTACGCACGAGACCATCAAAATACCACGAGGGCTTGCCATTAATCCCGGCGAGCTCAAAGCCTTTACGGCCTTCAACCGGGATGTAGCCACCAGCCAAGATGACATCCTGGGACTTCTTGACAAAGCCAGAAGGAGTCAGAGCTTGGTTCTCGAAGGATGCGACGGGCGGGGAAGCCGCATCGTACTTGCCTTCGAACCGGGCAACAGCGTGCAACAGGCCAGGAGCCTGAAGACCGCGTTCTGCCTCAACACCAATGAGGTGCTTATCGCTCGCTGCGTTGACGATGGACGTGATCCATTCCGTTCCACGCTCGGCACGCTTGCCGAGGAGCTTAGAGATGAGCCGGCGCAGCATAAGCTCGGAGATCCAGCCGGAGCCGTTCTTCTTCTGCTCACGCTTGCTGGAGGTCTTCGTCTTGCAACGAATCACTACAGCCGGCACGTACAGCGAGGCGTTGTTAGCCTGCTGAACAAATGCGCTCTGCTTGTGCTGCAGAGACGCTTGGTATGACGCGATAAGCGTCTTAAGGACGACGTCCTTCCAAGGAAGGAACTTTTCCCGGTTCACCCCAGGAATGAGACCGTCCAGAATGTGCTCCAGGGAGAACTCTTCCCAGTCCACGCGCTTGAGCTCGGGACGGGCTTTGCAGATCTCCTTCTGCAGCTTCGCCTTGACGAAGGCGGCGGCCTTGGTATCAAGCCGCAAAATAGCGGGCAAAGCCGCTCGAGGCGGTGCACTCGGCACCGAAGCGACCATCTCGGTCGCAACTTCTGGTTCCATATAACTCCTTATGGAACAGAGGTTGTGAGTACTTCCCGCGGGATTGCGGATTTCCTCGTGACAAAGAACACACCCCCCGAAGGGGGCCCGGTCTTGCCATAAAAGAGAAAAGAAATAAAAGGGGGCGAGAAAACTCGCCCCCAGTTATCTAGCTCCGAAGAGCTAGAACAAAGTCGCGGGGAGCCTGCGTGACGACCACAGGCTCAGATCCGGACCTTAACGTGCACGCGACATGGGAGACGAACTTTCTCCCATTCTGCGGCTCGACCAGCACTCGAAGAGTGCTCCACCGGGTGCGGTTCATCACCAGCAACCCGAGATAGAACGCCCAGCGTTCCGGCTGGTTAGAAGACCCAGCATAACTGAGCTTCTTAGTTCCTTCACCTTGAGCGAAGGTGATATTGAGCAGTTGTCCGCGGAACTTCAATGGCTTGGCCACGAAGTCGTAATCCACGATAGCAAACCGCTCGATCATCCGCTTCCACTGGATGACCAAATCGACCATTTCCCCAACAGTGGGGTGGTCTTCGTTGGTCTTCTTATAGGCAGCAAGATGACCTTGGAATGCCGCGAATTCGTTTGAGCGATCGCGACCGCCACGCAAATCAGTCACCTCATGGGCGAGCTGGGTGGCTTCGTTTTTGGCCACAAGGGCCTGTGCAGTGGCTTCAACCAACTGCTTCTCGCGCTCGGCGAGCTCTTGCTCCTTACGAGCAAGTTGCGCCCGCTGGCGCTCAATGGCCTTAGCGGCATCATTCAATGCCTCGGCCATAACGGGCTTGGATACCCGTTTGACGGACATAGGTTGTCCGTAAACCACCACCTCTTCGGTGGGCTTCTGTGCTTTCATAATACTCCTCTGAAAGCAATTGAACCTCTAAGTATCAAAGCACACTATTATGCTTCTCTATCTATGGGCCCATAGAAATAAAAAGGGCCCGGCTATCCGGGTCCCTACCTTAGTTTTACGCCTTAAGGTTAGGCGTGGGAGACTAGAACGGGACGTCGTCGAAGTCATCGACCTCGTCATAGTGGATGAAGAGGGTCGAAGTGGGGGAAATGTCCAAAGCCCCACCGAGGTTCCATACACGAATCTTCTCAACCTCCGCGGCCGCCCGCCGGCGCTCCTTCCTGAGCAGTTTTTTGATCTCCCATATTTCTTGGAAGAGAACGTTGATACTTTCGTCTTCCATCAGACAGATGCGGCACTCGCCGCAGTCGTTGCCGCACCCCTTCCAGGCGAGGCGGTTGTCGATGATGACAATCTTGCTGTTGCTGGACATGTGTCCCCCAAGGGAATATCTCTCATATCTCATACACCCACTATGCGAACATGCACAGTTGTGTCCTTTTGATTTCTAGAGAGCTAATGCCCATAGAATAAAAAGGGGGCCCGAAGGCCCCAGCTTTTTGTTAACCCAGAAGCCTAACTGGGCCTCTACTACGAGTTGGCTTGGACCACAATGGCCCAGAACCAACCCGAGTAGGGGAGGAACGTCGCCTTCAGGCCCCCGTGCAAAAACACGGCGGTGAAGGCGACGGCAGCCGCCGTCTCAAGCTTAGTCATGGTATTCTCCACGAATAAGAGGTTGAGTTAGACAATGTAGGTGATTCTACATGCCCGTAGAAAAGAAAAGGCCCGCGCCGAAGCACGAGCCAGTTCTTTCTTGTTTTGTTAACCCGGACAGGAAACTGGGCCCTTCCCTAGCTGTTGAACTGGACCAGAGCGGTCCAGAACCAGCCAGAGAAGGGAACCACCGTCTTCAGGACGGCGTGCATAACCACGCCCATCCCGAAGACGGCGGCGGCCGTCTCGAGGTGATTCTTCATAGTCCCTCCTAAGGACATTGAAGAGTTGAAACTTATCATACCACTGGATTGTGATACGAAACCCATAGAAACAAAAGGGGCCCATTGAGGGCCCCTAGCTAGTATTTACCACGCGCCCTAGCTAGGCGCAGGAGGAGAGGATCAGCCCTGGTCGGGCTCCCTCCCTAGTTTGCAGTAATAGCACTCTCCACAGCCCCACGGGCAGTTGAGCTCGGTCATCACCTCGAGCTCCTCTTGGCTGGGTTCGTACCCCTCGTAGGGGTCGATCTGGGCCTCGGCCCGCTTGGCGCGGTACTGCATCGCGACGAAGCCGAGGATCGCGATGGCGGCCAGGATGCCGCCCAGGTGGGCGGCGAGGGCCACGGCGAGCGCGAGCGCGACGGGCGCGCTAATGGTGACGGTGAACATGTGTCCTCCAAGGTACAATACCTAATACCTCATAAGCCCATCATACTAAATTGTATGACTGCCTCCTTTTGGCTTCAATAGATATGAGTACCATAGAAAGAAAAAGGTCGCCCCTCCTAAGGGGGCGACCTATGACCATGCGTTTTTGACGCCCGGAACGCTAACCGGGGGCCACTACTTGGTAGTGGCCAGGGCAACCCAGGAGGGCGTGCCGATCGTCAGGGCGGTGAGGCCCAGGACGCCGGCGAAGGTGGCAGGGACCAGGGCCGTTAGGCCCAGCAAAGACACCGCCGCCACAAGGACGGCGGCAGCGGCCATACGGGGGGCGATGAACTTCCGCACCGCTCGCGCGGTGCGGGCCACGGGGCGCCGAGGGGCGCGAATGACGCGACCCTCGGCAAGAGGCGAGATGGAGGCCGCGACCCAAGCCGCCTCCATCGGGTTCGGGGCTGGGAGGGAGGCCGCCGCCTCAACGGCGGCCTCCAGGGCGACGGGGAACTCCGCCGCAATAAAGGACATCTGGATGTGGTTCATGAGAACCTCCCAGCGGGTATTTCTACCCGAATAGTTGGGGAATCGCTCCCCCGGGGCCATAACACGCTCTGGCAGGCGCCAACCTCTTAATTATACTCCCAGAGATTGGTGTAGGAGTTTGGTGTCAAGGCTTCTAAGTACCTTGACGGGATAACCTCAGTTATCCACTTGGTCTGTCGGGAGTTTAGTGTCCGTGTGTGGTTTGACCAGTAACACATACAGACATCTGTTCCGTGAACATGGCTACTCTCCTGTAGCTAGGGTGGGGTGGTGTGGCCCTTAGGATCGGTACTCAATGGGTGGCGCCACCCATCTTTCCTTCACACTAAGGGCCACTTGTTCTCGTTAAGTAGAGAACCATCTCACAGGACCCTTGCGAGGTGTAGTGAGATACTATGGAGCCTTTCTCAATCGCCCACTGGCAACCAAGGACACTTTCGTGTGCTCCATACCTGCCACCGCAAGAGTTTCCTCCTTGGTGGCTTGCACGTCTCTGAGCGGGTATCCGAAGATACCAGGCTTTAGAGTACGTTGGGTTAAGTGCCCATAGAAAAGAAGAATAAAGAATAAGAAAGGAAGAAATAAAAAGGACACACGCTAATGCGTGTGTCCTACCAGTCACCAGGACTGGGTTTCCAGTAGCCCGAGGGGGCTACTTCTTGCTCTGCTCCCGAACAGCTCGGGCGGCCCGAGCGACGGCGCGCAGCAGGGCCTCTCGCCCCTCTTTGGTGGGCTGGTAGGTCCACTTGCAATCCGGACTGCTCAGGAACGCGGTCATCGCACGACGCTGGTTGTCGGTCAGGGCGTCGCCGTAGTCGGCGATCACCTTGTTGATCTTGGCCTTCTTGGCCGCATTGGCGGCCTCCCGGGCTTTGTTGATCTTGGCGATCTCGGCCGCCCCCTTGTCCAGGGTCTGCTGCGAGATGATGCTGGCCATCGTGTCCTCCACGCCCTCCGGCGTGGAGAGCCGGATGGCGTCGCGGTGCTCCTTGAGGGCCTGATCAGCCATCTGAAGCGTCGCGATGGCCTCATCGGCCATCGCTTTGAGCGCGTCGCCCTCCTCCTTGTTCATGATGCGCAGGTTGACCTTCAGGGCCTCTTGAATCTCGCTGACGGTCATCCGGCCCCAAAGGGCCGTCACCTTCGCCAGCGCGCTCTCGGCCTCCTGGCGCTTGGCCGCGGCCTGCCGCTGGTTGGCGGCGGCGATGAGGGCCAGCGCGGCGGGGATGGGGGCGACGACGGGGTTGTTGGTGTTGTTGGACATGATGTCCTCCATAGAGCTGTCTTCTACCCATTTTCCGCATGGGCGCTGTTGCTCTCACTGGACATGTGACGCCATTGTCACACCCCAGACTTTTGAGTCATACAGCTAAGATTAGCTCCATAGAATAGAGAAATAAAAAGGGCCGGGTCCCCCAGCACACGGATGTACTTTCATTAGTCAGTCTAGTCAAGCTAGCTAACTCGTGTTGGGGGAACATGGGTAATACCATAGAGTCATTTAGTATCTATGGGCCCGTAAGAAAGAAAAAGGGCTCGGCCGAAGCCGAGTCCCTACCTTTGTTTAGCGTCTTTAGGTTAGACGGTGGACTCTAGAAAAGCGAACGACGTTTGTACACCGCTCCAGGGAGGAGCAGGTCCTGCTCCTCCCTCATAGTCAGAGGGGGGAGGCCGAACTTTGGTTTAGCCACAAGTCGCTTGTGTTTCTTGAGCGAAACTTCCACCTTCAATAACGCAAGGAACCAATCCTGCTCGATTTCTTCTTCGGAGACCTGGGAGGACGGCTTGATGGTGGCAAGCAGATCATCAATCAACATGACGCTTCCTCTTACGGGCCTAATTGCCCATAGAAATAAAAGGGGGCAAGCCCCCCTGTACTAAATGAAGTTCTTCAGTACAGAACCAAGGTCCACCTCCCACGGAAGCGGGAGAGTCTCCTCTTCGCACCCGGCCGGAAACCAGGTGCGGAAGATCACCTTTCCTCCGGCGAACCAGAGGACAGCTGCCCCGCAACCGGGGCAGCTGAGGGTGAGGCGGGCAGTTCCGCCCTGCTTACGCCCCACAAGCCGGCTCGGCGCGTTCTTTACGATCTCTCTATACAATGCCTCGGCCAAAGCCGAGGCCCGGTCGACCGCCACTCCGAGCCGTCCAACAAGCCGGTACTCGAGGTGGGTAAGTTCCCCCGCTCCCTTGTCGCCACCTGGGCGATCAGCCTCCAGGTGGCGGTCGAGCTGGATGCGGGTCTCCAACTCGACCGTGGTGGTCTCAGGGACTTTCACCCTGGCGGCCTTAGCAAGCCGCTTTTCGGCCTTGTTGGCCTTTCGGTTCTCTTTGCCCACTGAACCTCCAATGGTTGGGGCCTCATCCACATAAGCACACATGAAATGGAGAATTAAAAAAGAGGTGCGCCCTAGTCCAACAGACCATCTGTCAAACTAGGGCGCACCTTGTGCCCTCAGTCCTTGCGGAAGAGAGGCTCCTGCTTGGCCTTCTTCCGCTTTGGTGGAGCCGGGGGTTTCCACCCAGACTCCACAGGAGCCGGGGCTTTAATCCCCAACGGCTCCTTGAACTGAGGGAGCTTTAGCTGTTCATCAGCCATGCTCACCTCCATAGAAGAAAAAGAAAGGCCCCACTACCTTTCGGTAGCAGGGCCTAAGAGTTCAGAGGGTTTCCACCTCCTCGTCCTTGAGGTTGTGCTGTGCCTTGAAGTCGCGGCGGGCCAAAGCCCAGCCGCGATTGGTCGTGACAACCCGCTCCGCCACCACTTCGCCGGCCTTTCGGCCGACGAAGTGGAAAACCTCACGCTGGCCGATTTCTCGGCCAGCGCTATCAACCACCTTGCTGCTCATTCGAGCTCCTTAGCATCTGTGACATACGGAATGTATGCATTAGATGCCATAAAAGAAAAAGGGGCCGAAGCCCCCAGATCCATCCCTACTATCTTTACTTCTCCCGTAGGTGGGGGAGATAACGCTCAGGTGTCGAGGCAGACCTCGACAACGGCTACCTGAGCAGAGGCCATTTCTAGCCTCCACATCGATAGCCGACCCGTGTCCCACAAGTGGGACACCCGGGCACCCTTGGGCAGGTGCCTGGCAAGCAGGGCTGCGAAGCCCCGCTTGGAGAGCCTGAGCACGGCCATACGCATGAACATGCGTCACCTCGTGCTACTAGCCTGTACTACACCATACGTACCCCATGTACATAGGCGTTAGTACCATAGTAGTGATTAAAAGAAAGGCCCCCTACCCGTAGGTAGGGGGCCTAGTGCCTAGTTTGGAGTGCGGAAGAGAATGCACCACTCTCGCGCATCGCTGTGCAGGGGCATACGGACGCACTCCAGCATGCGGTGCTGGGCCTGGACGGCCCGCGCACGCGCATCCGCCGCGGCCTCCACCCGTGTAGCCTCTTTCATCTCCTTACGGAGACGAACATCCACCGCGACCAAGGTCGCGGTGGTGAGGATGACGAGCAGGGCGGCTGCAACGGCGCTGGTAACGTTAGACATGATATCCTCCGTGAATCTACCCATCTACCTCATGCTCCCACTGTACTCCGCGTACAGTTAAGCCCTTTTGGTTTCGGATGGGTTAGATCCATAGAATAAAAAAGGCGTATGTCATACTGAATACACCTATGTGTACTACACTATAGTAGATAGTAAAAAGAAGGGCCCCCACTACCCGTAGGTAGTGGGGGCCAGTGGGCCTAGTTTGGAGTGCGGAAGAGGATGCACCACTCTCGAGAGTGGTAGTGGGCCGGCATCTTCACACACTCCAGCACGCGATGCTGGGCCTGGACGGCCGAGGCACGCGCGTGAGCGCCCGCCTCGATCCGCTCCGCCACCGCCACTTCCTCGCGGAAGTGGTGGTGGGCCGCCATGAGGCTGGCCACCACGAGGGTGGCCAGGATCAGGGTGAGGCTGGTGGTGTTGTTGGACATGTGTCCTCCAAGGTCTACCCATCACTTCCTCATATGCCCGCCATACACGAATGTATAGCTGCATCCTTTCGGATTCTGGATGGGTTAGATCCATAGAAAAAAAGGCATGTATTGCCCATAGAGAGAATGATTGGCCGCACCCCTTCGCAAGGATGTGTTCAATAGAAGCATTTTACTTTACCCGGGTGGGCTCGCAAGTCCACAGGGCAGTAAATAGCTTCCTATCAATACCAGGTACTAACTTACCATATTTTCAATTTCCAATAAGCAATTTTAATTCTCTTTCAAAAACAATTTCCCAGCCTTTTCCCTCGATTTTCCCCAGAATCAGGAACAAGCCCCTTTTTCATATAATTTTCAGCACATTTTTTGCTCTATAGGGGCGGCCATCTTTACATCTCTAAGGGCCACTTGGTATTCAATAAGTACAGCATCAAAAGTCCCCGCGTTTGGAGGAATTGTGCAATTCTATAAGTTTAGTGGTAAACTCAAAGCTCTAAAAGAGCTTGTTGGCAAACTTGAATCATTCCATGCTTATAGGTACTTCTTCTTTGTTAAGAATTCTGATCTTGGTATTGAGTGTAGGTACGCTAAGAAGTCTCTTGAATTGTTTAAGAGTGAGAATGAGAAGGATGCTTTGTTGAAGCTACTTAATGATATTAGGAGTGAGTGTGACTTATTGGAGCAAGAACTACGTTCTGTATGAAATGGAAGAGTATTTTGAGATTGTAGATGGTATTACTGGTGAAGTTGTTATGGAGGTGTACAAATGGTACTGATGACTAGGAACAAAGAAAACAAGATTGTAGCCGTGCCCGTAAAGGAGAAATTGACGGTTGCGCCGATTACTGCCTTTGCTATTGATATGACTTCTGAGGAACCTGTCCCTGTTGCAGAGGAAATTGAGGAGCCGCGGGATGAATGGACTTCTCATTTCGTAGTTCGTGACGTTAAGGAGATCCCGAATGGGGAGCAGGCGTAAACTTATCTCTCTTCCCGGAGAGACTGATTTAGCTAGGCGTCAAGAAGACGCCATTAATGCTTTGTCTTACGGAGATGATAACTACGAAAATTACTTGGATAACTTAGACCCAGCTAAAAGAACAAGAATTGAGAACTCGCTACTTAGACGTAAGCATGGTATGCACACGGTCGCGCCAATTTCTTGTGCTGGACCTACGAAATGTCCATTTTTTAACTCTTGTCCAATCCCTGAACGTGACGAAAGTGGGCGCCCATTACCTGGCAACGACGAGGATTATCCTCTCTACCGGCCTTGCGTCTTCGAAATGACTTTCTTACAGCAGAAAACTGTAGATTACCTGCTTCACCTACAAGTAGATCCAAGCAATCCTATCGAAATGGCGATTGTTAACGAATTGGCTGTTATTGACCTGTACAAGCAAAGAGCTATGCTAGTTCTTGCTAATGGGGACAATGATGGAGATGGCCGCAACTTCTTGAAGCAAGATTTGGAAGAGATTCAGGGAGAGCATGGTGTGATTCTAAAGAAAACCACACAGCTACATCCTGTAATCGCTCTTATGAACACTCAAGAATCGAGGCGCATTAAACTACTAGAGAGTTTGATGGAGACTCGTAAAGCTAAACATGATGTTGCTAGCAAACTAGGTGACACTTCTAACGGCTCTACTCTGAAGACAGAACTAGAAATGATCCGCAAACTGCTAGAGAAAGGAGCAAAAGAGACAATTGTGCTAGATAGTAAAGAGAAAGTAAGAGAAGCCATTCCAATCGACGATGACTAACCAACTAGTTTAATGTATAAGGCCCGTAAGGGCCTTATATTTTTGAGGTAACTACATGGACGATTGGACAAGGCAATACCTGATTAACTCAGGCGTGCTCGATACTGAGACTCTCTCAAGAGAGGCTGGCTCGGGATTCACTGAAATTGCGTACTATAACTTTGCTGAAAACAAAGTTACTGAGTTTTTGCCGCGACCCCAAGAAGTAAACATCGAAACAGGCGCTTTCCAAGACGAAGCGAATATGAGGTCCTTCCGCGGTAGTAGATATACCGCAAAGAACTTCCTCACATGGAAAGACGCACTGGTCTCTATGCTTGTCAGAGAGTACAAGCTCGACGCAGCTAGACTAACGAACGCTGATGAAATCTTAAAAGCGCTAGAAACAACGAACACCTTCCTGTGGAAGCAGCTTAAAGAAAAGAACGCCCATCCACATCTGCTAGGGAACTATCCTACAGCAGGAGAGATCGCCCTTAGAGAAGCAGAGTTCAGGGCTGCTGGCATCAAATATGAGCTGGGCGGCGCGAATATCCCTATGGAAGACATCATGGGGATGCAAGGGCCACTAAGACAAGCTATTACAAGAGCCCAAGACCCTACAAAAGGAAGCACTGTCTGGATCGCTAACGCAGTATTCGAAGCTAAGCAATTTGGCGCGACACTCGGAGCAATGGCCCAATCCAATAAGGCTTCTGTGGACCAATGGAAGAGCGTGTTCGAAACACGCTCAACATTCCCTGAACCATTCTACGTAACGGGAAGTGAAGTAAGCAAAGCAAGAACCAGCGCTCAAATGACCGGCAACTGGATTGGCGTGTGGAAAGCATATAAAGAATTCACTCCAAAAGCAGGAGAAGTAGCAGTCAGAGACGTTCAGGATTTAACGCGCGCACTTCTTTCTTACGGTAAGACGTACGGACTAATCGATGTAAACACTAAGCAGATGGCTGGTGTAGGTATCGACTACCAAGAGCGTCTCTTAAGGGCAGCCTTTGAAACAGGAAAGAAAGCAGAGCAAGGCTTGCTTGGATCAGAAGCCCACAGAGCGGCAGAAGACGCAGCGAAGAGCGAAGCATACGTTCTACAAAGAAAGATCGAAAGCCTAAGGGCTTTCGATCTGCTAGAAGGAGGGAAAGAAGAAGGAAGATTGGCGATTGAGGAAGCAAGAAAGGGACAAGGTCCTCTCGCTGGAGTTCTGAAGTACTTTGAAATGTACAACGACTCCGTACATGTCTTGAGAAGACGACACTTGTTGCAGCAGTACGAGAGAGGAATCGGCGACATCGAGACCAAAAAGTATGCTACCCATACTGATGGCATCGACAGAGTAATCGCAATGAGACAGGCGACTCCTTCTGGGAAGCCAAGAGACGTTTTTAGAGCTGACTTCGCTCAGAAATTTAGTACCACAGAAGAGGATTACTACGAGGAAGTAATCAAAAGAAACGACTTCTCACAGTACGGCTTAGACCAGCGAAAAGAATGGGATAAAATGCAGAATTTTATCCAAAGCGAAACTGAAAGAAGAAATAGAGAAGGACTACCTTTCCAGTCTAGGAAAGAGTTAGCAAACGTACACGTAGAAGAAGAAACTGGCACTGCTCTAGATAGCTACTTCAGTGCAAATGCCCGTAGGATGCTGAACTACGATGGTAGGAGACTTGCTGGAAGGCTGAGCTCCAGATGGGCTCCTATGGGATTAGGTAACTTCGTAGGTAATGCCGCAGGCAGAGCTTCCAAAGTAGGCACTACAATCATCAATAACGTGCCTCGCGCTGGTATGGCCGCGGTGGCTGTTGGTGCCCTAGGACTAATCGGACACTCAATGTCCCAAGAAAGTCGCGTAGAAGACTACGACAACAGCCGCTCTGTCCTAACGATGGACTACAAAGAATACGAACTATTAAGAAAGCAATCCGATGGTTTTGCTGAAACAGGTATGGCAAAGGCCACACGTAGCATGAATACCGACTTCGGTTCTCCGTACCGTGGTCCAGCTACGTCTTTTGATGTTCTAGTGCATCAAGATTTGCTTGAAGAACGCGAAAAGTACAACAGAATGAAGTACAACGCAGTCCATCACGACACTAGCTCGGGGTTGTTCTGGCCATTTCGCAGCCCCTTTAAGAAGTCAACTGCCTTGCAAGGTAGGGCTGCCGGTGAGGGAGAACTAGGAAATCTAAGAAATACAGAGAATATGAGGGTAATCGACGTAGACTCCAACTGGGAAATGGAAGTTGAAGACGTCGACACCGTAATGCTGAAGAAAAGGGGCTTTTTTGGTGGGGTACAGAGGTTTTTCGGACTAGGAGGGTCGCATACCTTCCGTCTTGAAGGTATCGACTCAACAGAAATCTCCCACGGCATGTTCGACAAGTCATGGCACACTCCACAGCCTGGAGCTACAGAAGCTATTGCAGGCATGAAACAGCTAATGTCGTCAGGGAAGCTTAAAATCGCTTATGACCCGAAGGATGCCACGTACGGACGTGCTGTCGGTACTGTGTTTGCAGACGGCCGTAACGTAAACCAGCAAGCTGTAGAGCGTGGTTTAGCTGCCCACCTACCCTACGGTAGCTACATGGATGCTCATGCTGACTGGGATGCCCTTAGACATGCAGAACAAAAGGCAGTAGAAGCTCGCCGCGGTCTTTGGGCTACGCCTTGGGCTCAGACCTATAGAGCTTTCTCTGAATCTGCTGGTACTCAGATCACCTTTAACACGTTTGCTCGGCCTAGCAAGATGGCTGAAAACTATCAAACTATGAAGTTGATCTCTGTTATGGAGCAAGCTCAGTCAGGAGGTATGTCTGCCAGTGTGGCAGAAGAGACTGCGCGACACATTGGACAGAAGTGGGACAAATTCGGTGACAATGTAAAGCCCTATAGAATGGAAGGTAACACTGCTGCAAACTACAGGACGTACATTGGTAACCTAATGCAGGACAACACGAACTTTGTTCAGACAAAGGGTACTGGTACTAATGCCAACAAGAACTCTGCTAGCAACCTTAACGAATTGAATAGTTATCTGGCCGTTGACTCGTTAGGTACGACTAACTCTGTCTATTCAAAACGTTCTCTTGAAGCATATAAGATTTACGGTGCTGATAAAGCTCGGAAACGTGAGCAAAAGGAAAGAATGGCCGCCATGCAGCGACATATTAACTCCAAATTCGGAGATTCTCCGATCAACCACCATAGGATGTAATTATGAGCCTAAATTCATTCTCAGGTTCTTTGAATAAGGGTATGTTTGGAGTCTTTGGCTTCGAGGCTTCTGGTCGTGGTGCGAACGGCGAAGACTTCTTTGAGTTTGGTAAGCTACGCACAAGCGTAAAGATTAACCCTCAGAGGGCTATCTCCAAAGCATTAGCTGGTGGTGCTGCTGGCGTAGCTGCTTCAATTGGTCTCTCTGTGCTTACTGGGGACGATTACTCTGCTTCTGCTATGGGAGTAGGTGGTGCCCTTGGTGGTGCGTTGATGAGCGGTTATCCTGATCTTAGGACCATGACTAAGCTCAGCCATAAAGGGAAAGCTTCTTTTCTTGGACCAGGTATCGGTATTGCTTCTTCTATGTACTTTATTGCTTCTGGGTATTCAGAGAATGGTATTCAAGGTGCTAAGGATGCTGCCATTTATGACTTGGCCCTTAATGCAGGTATGTGGAGTGGTGTTAGGGGCGCCGCTCTACGAACACATGGTGAAGCTGGATCCGGTATCGTTCAGCGTATGGTGAATACTGGTGGTCTTAGAATGGCAGGGCGAGGTATTGGCGCAGGTATCGGTGCTTCAATTGGTGCAGCTCTAGGTGGTGCTTCAGGTATTCCTGGGTTTGAGACCATTGGTACCTTGATGGGTGGTATGGTTGGTGGTGCCCCTTTGAGAAATATTGCGCGCCACCCTCTTATGTTCGCTGCTGCAGGCACTGCAATGATGGGTGGTGCCGCTATTAGTACAATTGGACGTGGGGCTTCTGAAGTGATTCGAATGGCAAATTCTCACCAGAAGATGCGTAAGTCTATACAAACAGATGGTTCTTTGGCAGCCTTTATGACTGAAGGGGCCACTACTATGCGCTCCCGTGCTGTTCAGGCTATTCAGAGATCTCACATGAATGCCAGATCGGCCCTTGGAAGGGAGGCTAACTTCATGCACTACCCATCCAAGAACTACCACTCTAGCTATAGGATGTGACCCTACACATGATGCTTACTTTCTCCAGCAAGATGACTATTTGGAATGATATCTCTAACTCTCTGTCTCAAAAAAAGACGTTAATTCTATTTACTGCTGGAATGCTGTATGAAGAAATTGCGCCTTTTATCATGGCATCGACGCAGTTCTTGGAGAAGAAGCCAGTAGTTAAGTCTTACAAGAACGCCTGGACTGCAACATTTGATGACTTCAGAATTGAGATCTATGATTTGGGCGACAGCGACCACGTAAATCTTGTTTTGGAAAGACATATCATGTCACCAATTATTGTAGGGAAAGTCATGACCTACGAAATTGAGAGCAACACTCTAGTTTGGAGTGTTTACGAAACAGAACTCCACCAATTGTTTGAGGCAAAAGAATACCTAGTGCCTATCAACAGGAATATCATCAATGGCTGAGCAGATTACGTTAGATTGGATCAGAAACAGGCTCTACACAGAGAATGAATACAAGGTTAAATATCAGGACCCTTACGTTAAGCTAACAGAAGCGGAAATCATTTGGCTTAGGAAGAAGTTCGATATCAATCCTGAATGGCATCGTACCTGTGTTGCTTGTATTGCGCGCCAACACATTAAGTATGGTGAGAACAATATTCCTTGCAGTGGGATCAAGAACTCTCTGCCTCCTGGATCTGCTGAAATTGTAGATCAGATGATGATCAAAGATGGCATTTCTCGTGAGCGCGCCACTTTAGTACTACGGGCCACACAAGATCCTGTTGCTTGGTGTGAGCTTATGTTTGGTTTTGATGATTCTACTAAGGATACTGATAACGAGTGGTACCTTAGACCCTATCAGAAGGAGCAGATTCGCTGTACTTCGAGAAGAATTGCCCTTAGAGAAGGACGGCGTTCAGGGAAAACGTTTGCCATTGCTCTTAAGTTGCTACATGCTGTTGAGACTGTAAAGATTCCTAAGGGTAAATCAAACGGGCAGAATGTTTACGCCGGCCCTCAGATCATGATCGTTACTCCTTACCAAGCTCAGATTAACGCGATCTTTCAGGAAATGGAAGATTTGCTTCTTCGTTGTCCCGAGCTAGCTGCCCAAGTCACTACAGGAGCCAGTGGCTCCTTGTATGCTAAAACTCCTCCTTTGCGTATGGAGTTCAAGAATGGTGGCGTGATCAAAGGATTCGTTTCAGGCGTTGGTGTCAAGCAAGACGGCTCTTCTGGTGGTACCATGCGTGGACAGTCTGCCGACATCATCTATCTAGACGAAATGGATATGATTCCAGAGAAGATTCTTGATGATGCCATTATTCCTATTATGGCTACTCGTAAGAACACTCGAATCATTGCTACTTCTACTCCTATTGGTAAGCGCGCCGCCTTCTATAAATGGTGCATGCAAGACGCCTCATTCAAAGAAGATCACATCCCAACTACAGTCCTACCTCAGTGGGACGAAACTAAAGACCTTCTTACCAAGGGCAAGAGCAAAGACTCTATCATGTCTGAGTTTATGGCTGAGTTTATTGATGGTGGCTCTTCTGTATTCCGTCCTTCTTGGATTATGAGTGCCCTTAGAGAGTACACGTATTATGAAACCATTAGTAATCATACTTTGCGTACTAAATTAGGGGTGGCGCGACCCGAGAAGCTCATCAAGTGTATGGGCATTGACTGGAACAAGAATGCGGGTACTGAGTTCTATGTGGCTGGCTATGATGCAGACGGGCATAGGTGGATTGGACTCGAAGCAATCAACATCTCCCAGTCAGAATTCTCTTCTATTAAGTGGAAAGAAGAAGTAATTCGCCTCACTCATAAGTGGAACCTGGACTATATCTATGCAGACGACGGGTACGGCCACACAATTATTGAGGACTTGCAAGTTTACTCTCTCGCTATGAGAGAAAAAGAAAAGAAAACAGAAAGAGAAAAGTCCGCAGCTCGAATCGTAGACATCATCAAGTCGTTCAACTTCTCTTCGAAGGTAACTCTGAGGTCGCCAGTAGACGGCCGCGAAATCCAAAAGACCGCGAAAGACTTCCTTGTAGAAAACGCAATGCGTATCTTTGAAGATGAAAAGTTTGTATTCCCTAAAGATGATGAGCAACTAAAAAACGAACTTGGAAACTACATCATCGTAAGGCGTAACCCACAAACCAATCGTCCTATCTACGGGCCCGAAAACGCTACGGTCGGAGACCATAGACTAGATGCTTGGATGTTGGCCCTTGGAGGGTTGTTCATTGAGCTATCGGAGTACTCACCAAACATGTATGGAGATGGCAACGTCTCTGTAGTGGATGACAAGACACTGGAGAAAAGAGGAAAGGAAAACGAATCTGACCTAAGCGGTACTGCAGAATTCATTAGAGACGTAGCGAAGGCAGGCGTCTCTATTACGGGCCTGAATATCTATGGTGGCAATGGTACACTGTTGAATGAATTGGACTATGAAGGTAGTAAGAAACAAGGTATTTCTCGTAGAAACAACGCACCAAAAACAGTAGCTGAGTACTATAAGAATTTACCAAAAGGTTACGATCCAGATAGTGATTCATTTAATGATGATAACGATATTTACGCTGTACCACGCAGGGGCGGTAAGCCTCTAGGGAGGAGATAATGAAAGGTAAATGGACAGGATTGGCAGGTCTGTTCGATGCTGCCGCACCAAAACTTGGCGGACCAAATGCGGTGCCAGTCCCTAGGCCTGCTCCAGATTTTGTGCCTTCTACGAGAATGCGTTATGATATGGAACCACAAGAAGTTCTAAAACCATACGATGACTCCTACTTAGATGCGCCGTTCTCGCCAACAATGAAACAACTTGGCTATGATACACCAAAATATTTGGATTCTAGTGAAATGAGCCGTCTTAATCGTCCTACGCCAGGTTCGTATGACGACTCTTACTTAGATGCACCTGGAGAATTTAGGACAGACTACAAAAGAAAAAGAGCGCCAAAACCTCAAAAAACCTCTTATCTAGGAAGAGTAGCAAGCGGAGAAGTTGCAAACAGAAACGTTAGTCTCCTCAGAGGCAACTACGCTCAAAAAAAGCCAGCTGCAAATCGTCCGGCCCCACTCAGTAAAACTCCTCCTAAAGAGACTCCAGAGTCTTATGACGATTCTTATCTGGATGCACCTGGAGAGTTTAAAACAGATTACAAAAGGAAGAGAGCGCCAAAACCTCAAAAAACCTCTTATCTAGGAAGAGTAGCAAGCGGAACAGTTAGCAATTTCGACTTGGTGCGTTCAAAAGGCAAATACTCTACAAAAAAGCCTGCTCCAATGCCGATAAGGCCGTCAGATCCAGTACCAGATACTTATACTCCCGCTATGGGCTTTGGTTCCGCTAACGCTGTAGTTGGTGGGGCTCTTGTTGGTGGTGGTACCGCTTGGATTGGCTCTACTGAAGAGAACCGTGGAGTATGGACCTTTGCTAAAGGAGCTACTTTTGGTGCTGCTGGTGGTGCTGTGGTATCCGGAGTTGCTAGTAGAGGAATGATTAGTGGCGTCGCTGAATGGGGACAAGCTGTAAGCAAGAACTTCGACTTTGGTACTGAGTTTGCAGGTAAGGCTGTGCAAACAGCTCGTGGCATTGAAAGCGCCGAAGCTAGAGCTGCTCTCTTTGCTACTGGTGCTATGCTTGGTGGTGGTATGTTTGGTACAAACAGAAACCGTGCTCAGGGCCTCAACTCTACTAGGGGCAATAGGTTTGGTGGATAATGAGTCTTAAATTCTTCGATACTAATTTTGATGAGCTCTCTAGTAGCAATCCTTTGTGGACTGCCCATAATGGATACTATGGAGATGCTTCTGAAGTTCAATTCTTTGTTAGGAATGACAGCGCGAACCACTACTACCAACAGATCCAAGTTCAACTTACATCTTCAGGATCTTATGATGTCACTGGAGAGTATGGGACTAGTGGTTGGTCGTTTAAGTTGATTCCTGGTTCACGTAGACCTACTGAGAAAGAATGGGACGCCGCAACCAATATGGCGCCAGTTGTTCTTGGGTCCTTAGGAGATACAGATGCTGGAGACACTACTACTTTGCTTTCAGTTTGGCTTAGGGTTTTTGTGCCTGGTCGCACTCCAGCTCAGTATCGGAATAACTATGTACTTACTCTTTCCGCACAAGAGAAAGTGGTAGGCAGCTGATGTCGTTTGAAAAGATCTTCAAAGGGTTTAATCCTCCTGATTTGCAGCCTGATTTTGGTAGTTTGAATGAGGCCGTTAGGGGGAACAAGGCGAGCGGAGAAGATGTCGCCGCAAAGCTCAACAAGCGTTTAGAAGAAGCTTCGACTGAAAAAGCGGGGCCAATTAAAGCGTTGTCCTTGGAAGAATCAATCGAACAAGCAAAGCTAATTGACGACGCCAAAATGCAAGTAAGGCAGACTATGGAGCGCCTCAATTCTTTCTCTAACGGCCTAGACCTACAGCTATCTGAACAAAACAAGATCGGCTACAAACTAAATATCTCTAAACGCAGAAACCTCAGGACAGCGACAAGACAACTATATGGTGAAGCCAAAGACGCTATCACGTATCAGATGTACAAAGAGCTAAAAGCATTAAAAGCTAAGCTAGATAAAGAGAGTACTGAAGAGTATGTGAAAGGCGATTGGGGGAATACATGAGCTTTCTAAGTAAGGCTGCCCGTAACGAGGATGGTTTTTCTGCTAACAAGTACAGAGAAGAAGGTTACAAGATCCTGTTCCCTAAGATTGGGAGGGATTTTGTTACTCGAGCTGATTTGGAAGCAATCCTAAGAAGTTTTGCTCAGGAATTGGGCGTCTCTGCACCAATTACAGATTTTCGTTATGATGGAGAAGCTAGAGCTCTGGCTCACACGTACGCTGACCTTGTAGAACGTGGGCAGGGCGGAAAGATGATCCGCGAAGACCTAATCAAAATGGACGACGACTAATGATTACTGCAGACCTATATGATCAAGAGACATACAACAACATTGTGTTGTTGATTGATGCGTTTGAGACAGCGGCCCTTGAGTCAGAAACAAGGGAAGGCATCATCATGTCTATGCAAGGCCCTATTGAGGGCTTTAAAACTATTCTGCAGGGAGCAGACGAGTCTCTCAATCGTATGAAGAAGATTGGCACGCCTCCTGGATACAGCTCCAAGAGTAGCGTTCCCTCTCCTACGGGCTCACAAGACGTTACGACGGAAGCTGGACTAACAATCGATTACGTACCTGGAGAGAACGAAGGCCTAGTTCTTAGCGACAATGGCGGCCTCCCAACCCCCTCATTAGAGATTGGTGGTGGCTCTCTCAGCCTCGAAACGGATTACGGTAAACTACTTGGCATGTCACCAGCAGACGCAGCTAAGTTCGAAGCCTATATGGCCGAATGTTGGAACTGTAATACGCGAATTACATTCAACTGGCAGATTCCATTAGTAGATCTGTTGGGTCCGATCTTTAGTCTACTAAACGATATCAACAATATTTTGGAGAAACTCGAAGATCTAACTAACCCAGTTAACTTCCTACGTAACTTTTGTCGTTGGATGAACTGGTTTAGTCTAGTGTGCCCTGCTGATTGGATTGCTTTGCTAATGGCCCTTAAGATGCTATTCACAAAGTATCTGACGTTTGCTCTGTCGGCAAAGTTAGATTGGACAGTGCTATTAGGACCAATTATCAACTTTATTGTGGATGCACTTTCTAGTTTGATCCAGCAAATCGCGGGTGTCGTGCTAAACCCCCTTGACTGCTTGGAAGGAATCTTTATGACCTTGGCTACAGTGGAATACCAAGCCAAGGATACTTACGCTACCATGAAGGCCGCTAAGGAAGAATTCTTAGACCGCCTAAAAGAGATTAAGGGTGGCGAAATCATTCCTAACGCCGAGGCTTCTCTTGTCTTTACGGGCCTATATTGGGACCCCGTAAAGAAGAAGTTTGTAAGATCTGATCAGCTAATCGACGGGAAGAAAATGACTGGGCTCCCAGATGGAGTGAAGAACATCAATCCATGGGCTCAATTTGTGTCTGGAGCGGAGTTCACTACTGCTAGAACTATGAAAGAAGCAATTGAGAAACCAGCTACGGACGATTTGTTCTTCAATAAGTTTGTATCGGCGATCGCTGAGGCGAAAGATAACGTAAGTAACTTCTTCAATGAGATTCTGCTTTCACTAACAAGCATCAAAGGATTGGTGGCTGGTGGGCTGAGTGTGCAGCTAGAAGCGTACGGCTTTATGCTTTTGATCCTCAGCATCATCAGATTGGTAATTATGATTATCAACTTGATTAAAGAGAACAAAGACGTTACGGATTGGTGTCAGTTCGTAGAAGAGCACCCAGATAAGCTTGAAGACGCTCTAAAGCGTTTTGTTGATCCGACTTCCAGCGCCAAGGAAGGCACAGTGACCGTAAGCGGCCATACACTTCCCCTATCGGCATGCATTAGTAGTCGAGATCCACAAGAGTCTGTTATGCTTAGCAAATGGATTTCCGAACTAACGGAGAATAGAACATGAAACCTTCTGTAGCCCTAGCAATTAGAAACTTTGCTGCCCGTAGAGAAGACGATGGCTATCTCTCTGACGCGGAATCTTTTCAGGTCCTCGGTAGTGTTAAGCCTAAGCCTTTCTCATATACAGAGAAGTATGCAAAGGAACAGTTCTTCAGTGCAGAGTATGACTTTAGAGAGATTCAAGTAGCCCAACATTCTGATGGCTATTTCTCTAGGTCTATTCGCAAAAAGGTAAACAGGCTAATGGTGGCCGGCTTTACCATTAGCTCCAAGGATTCAGAAAAGGCAGACTACGTTAAGATGCGTCTGCGTGAGATTGCTGGAGCCACTAACATCCCTACTTCAATGATGGTTTATTCTCATTTATTTGACTTGGCGCGATACAACAACTGTATTGTAGTCAAAACTCGTAGTGAGAACAAAAGCTCAGCAAAACCAAGAAAGTTACCTAGTGGCGCAGAGATGCAACCGGTAGCTGGTTATCATGTTCTACCAATTGAGACTCTGAGGTTCAGAGCCAAACCAAACGGTGAGCTGATCGAAGTAAAGCAGCTTATGCCTACGGGCAACGAAAAGATCTTTCCAGCTAAAGACATTGTGCATTTCTGTACGAATAGGAGTCCCGGCTTCTTTCTAGGTACGCCTGAGCTAATTCCAGCTATTGATGATATCCAAATCTTGCGTCGTGTCGAAGAAAACATCCAGGATTTGATTGAAACAAACCTCTTCCCTGTATTCCACTATACTGTTGGTACTGACGAGATGCCTGAGCGTGTCTCTCCTGATGGTATTAAAGAGACTTCTAAGGTGGCCCATAAGGTAAAGCACATGCCTCCAGGAGGTGTGTTGGTTACAGACCATAGGCACAAGATCCAGGCTATTGGTAGTGAAGGCAGGTCTCTGCGGATTGACTACTATATCGATCATTTTAAAAGCCGCGCATTTGCCTCTCTAGGTACGTCTGCACTTGATATGGGAGAAGGAGACTCTGCTAATAGGTCTACGGCCTCTACTCTTTCTAAGGGCATGCTGCTAGATATCGAGGCGCTTGCTATCGAGTACGCTATCCAATTCAACGCTTACGTGATCGACGAAATCCTACTTGAAGGTGGATATGACATCTTCGAGGAAGAAGAGAAAGTTAGCATCAAGTTTGGCGTCATTGATAAGGAAGAGCGTCGAGCTGATGAAAACCAGATTATCCAGAAATGGGCAGCCAATCTTATGACAGTCGAAGAAGCTAAGATTGCTCTTGGCGATAGGCCATTCTCTGAAGAGGATTTGAAGCGTACGCATCATGCTCTGTTTGGTGAACCAGCTGCTCTACTTAAGAGCGCGACGATTCCCTTTGCTGCTGGAGAGGCTTTGGCCAATGCTCCTGCGTCTAATCTAACCCCTCAGGCCGTTAAGAAAGAAGAGAAGCGTGGTGAAGAAGAGCTAAAGATCCAGAAGCAGGCAGCTCAGACAGCAGCCAAAGCTAAGACTGCTGCCGCCAAAGCGAAGTCAGGAAGACCGGCCACAAAGAAAAGCAAGACTAACGCCAATAAGACTCGCCCTGCTAACCAGTATGGATCTAGAGCCGCAGCTAAAACAACACGAGATGTAGAATTCCCAAGCGAACAACGTATAATCGTAAGTGATGATTTAACTCAAAAGCCAGAATTCCAAGCTTGGAAAGATATGGTTTGGAATAGGTACCAGTTAATGAAAGACACTTATGACGACTTGCAAGCAATCGCAGATAGCATGCTTTGGAGGATTCAAGATGAAGAGTAACCTTATTGATGTTGTATCTGCTCGGTTCCCTGAGCTAGCAGATAAGGATACCGGGGAAATCCTAGATTTCCTATTTGATGAAGCCCGCGGAAGTAAGAAGGGTTTGTCGGTAGATATCGTCCTATCTACTTCAGCCAAGATGATTAACAAGCGCATTTATCGTCCTAGCGGCCATATTGGCGGTATCGATTCTTGGACTAAACCCTACAAAAAGCCAATCCTAATCAACCACAATGAGAACTCGGAGCCTATTGGCAGAATCCGATCGGTGGAATGGAAGGCGAACCCAGCGGCAAAGAAGTTCTTCACTACAGACAAAGAGTATAAAGAGTTTGTTCATGTAGTGAACAACGGTACTCCTAAAGAAGTACAGCAGATTATGAACCGTTATCGGCTTCTCAATGACAGGAGTTGGCCGGGGCTAGGTGACCTTGTGGCCACTCTAGACATCAAGGACCGTAATGCTGCAGAAAAGATTCTAGATGAGCGTTACCTGACCTTCTCGCAATCTTCAGATACAGACTCATACGCTTGTGGAGAGTGTGGCGCTGACAGAATGCAGGGACAGAAATGCCAACACAAACATGGTATGAAGGACAAGAAAGGTAACATCCCTGTAATGATCTGCGGGAATCTTTATGGAAAAGAAGTCTCCACAGTAAATACTCCTGGGAATGACACCTCTGTTGTTTTCAACATTTCATTTGAAGATAGTGAGAACGGAGAAGTCGAAGAAGTGAATTTCTTTGACTTGGAAGATATTTCTTACGAAGCTACCTATAACGAACTACCAGGAGATGAAATCATGGACATTAGCGAAGAGGCGCTCAACTCTATTGTAGAGAAAGTAGCTGCCCGTATGGCTAAGCCCGTTGAGACTGCGCAGGAGGCTGCCAAGCCTTCGTTTAGCAAGCTTGACACGGCATACCAAAAGAGATTCAAGACCACCAAGGATGCTACTTCTACGGGCTTTGCTTTGGTAGCAGACTCTGAAGAGCTCATGGTCTATTGTGTAGAGGACCTTGAGGGAGTCAAGGAGATGCTCGATTTGTTTGACTGTAAGGTTGAACGTGAGGCTCTGAGTGATTCTCTAGCCAAGGCCGAAGAGTATTTTACCAAGGTTGTATCGGATGAGGCCCTTAAGGCAGAGATCCAGTCTTTGAAGGATCAGCTAGAAGCAATCAAGCAAGATTATGCACGTTTGCTTTCTGACTCCAAGAAAGAAGTGGAAGATACAAAAGAGGAAAAAAACTCGGTTTCTGATGCGGAAGGACTTGACGCAAAAGACACTTCTACCGAGAATGTTAAAGAACAAGAAACTGTTGAAAATCCTAGTGAGAGCGGTACCCCTGGCTTGAACACAAGCGATGCTGGTAAAACGACCCTCAAGGATTCGCGCTTTGAATACTATGTTGGGAAGTACCAGAATATCTTGAAGACTAAAGGAGGTCGAGCTGCAGGCTCTTACCTTCTAAGCATCAAGGCTGCTGGATATGTGCCGACAAACTTTGACCCCAGTCTTTACATCTAAGATTTAAGGAGTAAACAAAATGAGTGACTTTCTACGTAGGGATGACTTCTTTGGAGATATCACCCCTGAGAACTTCCGGAATGAGAACGTTATCCTGCCCCAGGGTACTTACATTCCTGCCAAGTGGCTGCCCGTTGTGTGGGTTGACACCAATCGTGATGCGGGTTCGGACGCCTTTGTTATCTCCAAGGGCAAGCCTGTTTCCTTTGACAGCCAGGGTAACCTGATTCCTTCCTCGTTCTACTACTTCGTCAGCACTGTTGCTGCCACGAGCGAGACTTGCCTTACCTACACGGCCACTGACGTGACCTGGAAGGTACAGGATCTAGTTACCGGTCTTCCTGTTGCTGCGGCAGTAAGCTACACCGCCGAAGTGGTTGCGAAGGCTCTGAGAGAGCGTGGTTTGGTCCCCTCTAGCTTGGCTGCAGTTAGCAACCTCGCTACTTGCAAGGCTGTCTTCGCTGCTTTCGTGTCTTTGCCTGTCGGTCTGGCCCCCTATGATTACTTCAAGTATGGCGGCAAGGCTGAAAACGGCGATCAGGCTTTCACCAACTACCTGAAGCAGTCCAACGTTCAGTTCATCACTGAGATGATGCTCGACCTTCCTCACCGGATTGGTGCCTCGCTTGTCACTGATGAGTTCGATGCTGACTCTGGCGCTACCACCGTCACCAGCTCTGCTGCCGCTGCCGGTGTTGTAATGGCTGCTGGCGAGGTCTGGAATGCTACGGCTCTCGCCTCGCTAACCCGTTACTCCCTTATGGGCGTCACTGCTTCCAAACCCGTTGTTGGTCTGAAGCTATCTCAAGGTGAAGTGGCTCACGTTACGGAGCGGACCACGTTCTCTTGTGATGACGCCTCTGTGCTTGTGAAGGCAAAGACCTCTCCTGCAGCTATCCGCTCTGAGGGCGACTACTACATCGACTTTGAGCAGGGCGTGCTCTTCATTCACTCCGATGTCTGGGACACTCTTGTGGCCGACAGCACTGTGTTCAACGTGAGCTTCTACGTTTACGCCTTGGGTACTGCTGCTAGTTCCCAGCGTTACGTTTACTTCGAGGGTGTCGCCCAGCCCGGCGCACGTATCGGTATCGACAAGAAGGGCAACTTCGTTAAGTCCGGTTCTGCTAGCGATATCTTCAGTGGTGTTGCGAACTTCGGCTTCCTGAACTTTGCTGAGTACGAGCCCTACGCGTTGATGGACAAGGTGAAGAGTGCTACTGAGCCCCGCACCCAGTCCATTCCCGCCACCGCCCGTATGCCAGGAACCGCTACCAAGGGCTTCTCCGATGGTATCATGAAGGCTGAGTCGACCGTTGCTGATCGCCACGCCATCCTGACCCTGCGTTTCCTCTAATCAATATCAATAAAGTTTAGGAGATTAACCATGGCTTTCAACCTTAAGCTTCGAGACAACGCTGGCGACATGCCCTTTAACGAGGACAGCCAGGAAGATGCGAAGAAGCTATACGATGCTTTTACTAACTCTGGTCGCGTGGCTGGTGAGGAGACTCCTCTTGATTGGGGCTCTCTAGTCACTACCCTTCGTGACACCGTTTCCAGCTCTAACATTCGTCCTCTGCTCTCTTCTTCTATTGAGATCATGATGCGTGAGCCCGTAGAGCCGATGATGATGGTTGCTGGTATGTTCAACCGCGTCGCTGCTAAGGGCATGACGACTCAGGTTCTCGCTGGTGCGCTGGGTGGTGCATTCCACGCTGCGGATGTCGGTGAGCGCGGTACCTACCCCAAGGCGATGTTCACTCTGGGTGGCGGTATGCAGACTGCCGTTATCGGCAAGTCCGGTATTGAGGCCTCCTTCACCGAGGAAGCTCTTCGCTACTCTACTTGGGACCTGATGGGTATCAACCTGCGCATGATGAGCCAGGCCCTCAAGCGCCACAAGGAGCGTAAGGCTATTGCGTTCCTTCGTAGCCTGGGTGTTCCTCTGTTCGACAACGCTGATCCTACCTCCTCGCTGTTTGGTGTCCTAAGCGGTCGTGGGTTGGATATGGCCGCGAACGGCGCTTGTGTCATGGACGACCTCTTCAAGGCTCTCGGTCACTCCGCTGAGCAGGGCTATATCTATGACGTAGCTCTTGTTCACCCCATGACCTACATGATGTGGGAGCATGATCCCGTCATGCGCAACCTGTTCCTGAACGGGACTGGTGGCTCTTACTTCGGTCAGAAAACTGGTAACCCGGGTCCTCTTGATCCCTGGGGTTGGGGCGCTATGGGTCCTGCTCGTGGTCGTCTTGTTACTCCTATTGGTGCTGCGAGCGGCGCTGATCCGAGTGGCGACTTCAACTCGATCGCTTGGGCGGCTAACTCTGCTCCCGTGCTCCCCGGTTATGGTCCCAAGGGCTTGAGGATTGTTCCTTGCCCCGAGGTTCCTTACGACTCCACCACTGGTCTCTCTGACATTTACCTGGTCTCCAGCGGCAACGTTGGCTTCCTGCTAGAGGACGAGGGCGAGACCAAGGCTGAGTGGTTCGACTACGAGCGCGACATCATCAACGTCCGCCTGCGCGAGCGCTACGGCTTTGCTCTGGCTGTTGAGGGTCTGGGTGTTGGTGTCATCAAGAACGCTGTCACGGTACGTAACTACTGGGATGGTGCGGTGCACACTGAGGCTGTCTCGGTTAGCGAGATCTCCAGCACCACTCCTGTAGTCTAAGCTAGACGATAGTCTAGCTAGACTGTAGACTAAGGGGGATTCGTCCCCCTTTTTCTATTTGCAGGAGATATCAATGAGTTCTGACGCCAAAGACAAAGATAAAATCGATCAAGAGATGGTTGCTTATATTATGCGCTTGGTGGAAAAAGGGAAACAGATTGAACGTCAAGAGAAGGCTATTGCTAAAGGAATTAGCATTTCAGAAGTCATTGATGAAGAGACCGAGGTTCTTCGTATTGACTTGAGGGGTAAGATCTAATGGCTGTACCTGAACTACTTTACAATTTTCCATCAGACGGAGACAGCAACGTGCCGGTAGGAGAGGCTATCGTTCTTGCGTTCTCTAACTTGGTAGATCCCGAGCGTCTTAAGTCTTCAGTTATCTTGGTTGGTAAGGTGCGCGATCGAGTAGTTGGCGCCGCCATATCTACTCTAACGGCTCCTGTGTTGGGCGATGGCAAGTACTTTATGAAGTCTCCTGGATTCAGTGGCACTGTGCCACTGAAGTTTACATTCCAGATGTACGATACTGAAGATGCGACTCGCACTCCTGTAGATACTTCTGTAGTTGATAGAGCTGGGGAAGATATTGCTCGGCTTGGTTCGTTGGTCAGTATCGTACCTGAAGGTGGTGCCTTGGCTCCGGAGATGGTTTATACCCTGTATATTAATGGGGATACTGAGTCTACTGGGCTAGTTGGTGTGTCGGCGCGCACACTTTACGATGTGGTTCCAAATCCAAGTAATGCCTCTACAGATGGCAGAGTCCATGTAGCTGGTACTTGGAGTGGTACAGGGAGTGATACTCTACATATCAAGATGACTACAGATGGTAACCCAGGCACAGCTACTTACAAGTGGTGGTATGAGTCTAGGGGAGTTGGTACTGCTCGTACAGGTAATATGACTGCCCGTAGATATAGGAATTTAGTAGATGGGATCCAAGTTAGGTTTGGCGGCTCCTCCTTTGTAGAAGATGACGAGTATACTTTCTTCGTCCATGAGAAGGAGAGAATGGCCGGTTCCTTCTCTATCGGCTTCACAACTAACGATGGGAGTTGGACCACCGCACCCACGGAACCCTCTGTGCCCGCTTCTACGGTCCCAGAAACGATCCTAGAGACAGAGGCAACCTACCTGGAGGTCTTAGAAATGGATCCCGAGCATACGTCTTACAACGTGCGTAACGGGCTAAGGATTATCAAGATTTACTTCTCTGAAGACATCGATCCAGAAACAATCACTGAAGAAACAGTGAAGCTCTGGAAGGCTCACGTAGACGGGCACTACCAAAATACATACGAACCTAAACAGTTAAGGTACGAATATGAAGTGGATGGTAATATGCTCATCCTCAAATTCTAAGGAGGTGTGATGTTCTACAATAGACAAACCGGAGGTTCTGCTGGAGACACCATTACTCTTTATGCTGTTTTTACGGATGATGCTGGGGCTCTGAAAGATCCTGATGGTCTTCCAGATGTTTACTTGTATGATCCAGAAGCTCTGTATGAAGAAGTTGAGTTGGCCGTTAGCGAGGAAGATTATTCGGGCGCGGCTTCTTCATTCGCTGCCACTCGTATCTCTACCGGCTACTATAAACTTGAATATGAAGTACCCTCTGGAACAGCTGAAGGTACTTGGTTTGATGTTTGGGTGTGTACGGTTGACTCAGTACATACATTCGAGCTTTTGCAGTTCAAAGTGAATGCTGGGCTAGACGCTGACAATCAAAACATTGGCAACAATACGATGATCGTTGTTGAACTAGCTAAAGAGATCACGGCTCTTGTTACAGAGCACGTACTTCAAGAAGATGTGCAGCTATACTTCACTACGAACTACTCTCCGCTTTATTGTTCTCCCAATCTAGTTAGGTTGGAGCTTGGGCGATGGGTCGAATCCTTTCCCGACGACACAATCGCTCTAATGCTTCACTGGTCATCTAAAGAATGTGACTTCATCAGCAAAGGCAATGCTTATAAAGACGCTCATTTCTCAATGGCAAGAACCAAATTCTGTATCTATGATACAGCCCTGCGCTTGGCCGTAATGCCAGGAGGAGGCCTACTCAATGCTCTTGAAACTGTCGGCCTTGGCAAGAAAGCTTTGGGGGATTTGGTTATTGATAAGCGGGGGCTTACTACTGCTGCTGTCGATAAGGATACTTTGGAATGGCTCAGAAGCCAGAGGCGCGAGTGGTGGAGAGTGGTTAACGCAGGTGGCAATATCGTACCTGGTGAAGGGTTGGGGCCTGTTACAGCAAAGCCCGGCGAAGAATCTCCAGACAGGATTGCGATTGGACGGTTGTGGGAGAACCCAGCATTTGATCCCTACGGGCTACCAACAGTCAATGGGAGAGGCACATCCTACGATCAGTACGGACGAGAACGAATGAGAGAGCGCCTAAACTATAATGGGCTTTACGAGTATCCGTTTGCCCCTAGGAGAAGGAGATGAAGCATCCTTCGCTCCTACCTAAGAAGGCTGGCGCTAAAACAATCGATCCCAAAACATTCACTGGAGAAATCGATCTAAGAGAAGAGTTCGATAAACTCATTCTTGGTATTGGAGAAAAGATTCGTCACGGGCATCCAATGATTCTTCGTAGGATGCGCCGACAAGAAAACGGAGAACCTGTATTTTGTACGTGCTCAGTTAACGATCCGCACAGACAAGGGAAAAGAGATTGTGTATATTGTCAGGGAGAAGGATTTCTTTGGGATGAAGAATGGCACATTGGCTACGCAATGTACACTTCATCCGAGGGTGGGAAGTCTGACACATATGTCCGGATGCCATCTGGTAACATCAAAGGAAACTACAAGCTCTTCTTCCTCAGATATGATGTTGGAATCAAGTATGGGGACAAAATTGTAGAGGTTCGTCTTGATGAAGAAGGAAAAGTTCAGTTATCATCCACCAAGAATTCTTTCATTAGAAAAGAGGTACATAAGCCTCAAACGATTGCTGAGATGCGCTCAGACAATGGCAGACTAGAATACTACGCTGTCTACTGTAGAGCCGAAGATGCAATAAGGAATACAAACCCAAATGAGTGAAGTAGCCAAAACCCTAACCAATCTAAAAGCTGCACTCCTAGCAGGAGATGTAGTAATTGGAACATTGGTAGATGGAGGGAAGAGCGTCAACTCACTCGAGAACGCTGTCTTCCTTAACGGCCCAAAAGGATTTGATCCTAAAGACTACGCTCCACAAGGGGTATGCAGTCTAGAGAAGTTCTTTGAAGTAGCAGAAGAGTTGATTGAGTTCGGACAAAGCCTAAGCTCAAACGACTCAAGTAAATACGTAAAGATGGTTGGCGATTACGTAGATACTGACTTCGCTCATTTCGATGGTGAAGTGATCACACATAAGCTAGTAAGACGCGAACCAGGGAAAATGGACTCTAACGGAACAGGCAGACCTCAAAGAGAAAGCATGTTCCACAGAGAAGTTAGATCGCCACATTTCCCGAACAAAGTTCTTTCAATTAAAACCCGTCCCATTGACCATGTAGTGGAATTCACTTGCTATTCTAGAATTGCCAGTGTGGCAAGTGAGAGAGCCTTATGGCTTGAGCGATTGTTCGTCAACTACGCTTGGGTCTTCAAGGTAGCGGGTGTAGAGCGTTTCTACTTTGAGTATAGAAGTGCAGATAATTATCGTACTACAGCAGGGCAGCCAGTATATGAACGATGCTTGAGGTTCTTTGTTCGTTTGACAGAAGTTCAGATTGATATCGAACCTGAGATTAAGAACATCTTCGCTACTGGCGGAATCTACAATAATGTTAACGAATAAGGAGTCTTAATATGTCAACTTTTGATTCACTCGGCGGAGTTGTGGCAGCTTACACGGAAAGCTTTGGTGCTACCCGTACTGCTACTCAGAGCCGCATTCTGGTTCTTGGACCGGCTTCCGAGGGACCGACCGGCTCTATCTACCAGGTAAGCAACTTGTCTCTTGCTGAGAACAAGTTCGGTGTTACCTCTACGCTCATGCAGGCGGCCTATGAATTGGTTGCCGGTGGAGCAGACAACATTGCTCTCATGCGTACTGGCGGGCGTGCTGGTCTCATTACTATCACTAACGGCGATGAAGTGATCTCGATCACTCCTTCTCTTCGTGATGGTGACATTCTTTCTCGCTACGCTCTGTTCGTAGAGAACTCGGGTGGTTTGAACCGCCTCGCTATTTACGACACTGTCGAGGAAGAGTGGGTGTTCGATAGCTCCGAGCTACTAACTACCGACAATAGTGGTTTCGATGTAGTTGGCCTGGAAGAGTTCTCCGTGGCTCTTACTGCTAACGATTTTGATTCCCCCTCTACTGCTGTGAATGTCGCAGATATGATTACTGATGGGGATCCATTTGCTGATGGTGTCACTGTCCTTGCTGGTGTAGCTGGTGATGACGGCTCTTCTGCTTCTCTTGTAGAGAAGTATGCCGCGCTCAATACTGCCTACCTAAATCTTTCCTATCGTGACGCTGCTGGTCTAATCCCCGTTGGTGTACATATCGATGACGCTAACGTCGCTGACACCGAGTTGGACTACGGCGCGTTCTGGAAGGGTTTGCCCGTTGCTGGCGAAGCTAATGACAAGCTTGGGTATGTATGGCAGTACGTGTATCAGGGTGAGTGCTACACTTACTTTACAGACACCAACGATTACTTTACGACTTTGGCTGAGCCTGATAATGCTTCTATCACTCATGGTGCAGTTGTTGTTTCTGCCCTTAAGGACGGTATCGGCGGCAACGCTTGTGAGCTTCAAGTAGTGAACGGTGCTGCGATCGACGTTACTGTTAGCGAGACTGATTTTGGTCTTCTTGTCTACGTAGAGTGTGTGGTTGGTACTTCGACTGCTACTGATGTAGTGGCCGCAATCAATGATGCTCTAGCTGCATTCACGCTAGCTAATGGTGTCGCGGCAGACACCCTTCTAGAGTCTTCTGTTTCTGGTAGCGGTACGACTGTCGTGACTGCGCTCAGCCGCACTCACCTGACTGGTGGAGCTGGTGGCCATGTCCTCACGCATGAGGATCTGACTGGCGATGCTGTTCCCGAAGTGGTGTCCGACAAGTTCGATGCTGCTACCGATGTCCAGCTGCGCGAGGTTAACTTTGCTCACCAGCTTGCTTCTGCTGCCTACCTAGCGTCTGTTCGTTGGCAGGATTGCCTTGGCATCATCGACTTCAAGGAGCCCACCAACTACAGCGCTTCGGCTATCCGCAGGTACCTTGGCAGTGCTCCCGAGTACACCATCTCTGGTGTAGAGAAGTTCGTTGACGCTCTAAGCGACAACGGCACTGGTGTCCTGGGTCACAAGCTGATCTCCGGTAAGGCTATCTCCGGTCGTGGTTACCGTAACCACTTGCTGACGGATCCTGGTTCGAACGATGGTCTAGCTTATGGCGGCCTCATCCTTACCAAGGGCCTAAGTCTTCCTAACGCCGGCAAGTACGTTTATGGTATCTCTGATGCTGACGAAGCTCTCGATGCCCGTAGGAAGCCAGTTGATATTGGCAAGCACATCTTTGTTAACTGCTCTTGGGGTACGACCGTCAGTGGTTGGAATGGCGGCACCGGTTACAAGGCTCCTGCTTCGCGTTACTTCATGGCGAAGGTTTTCTCCCTTGCTCCCAACGTGGAGGCCATCGGCGAGAATGGTATGCTTCCTGAGACTGTGGACTTTAGAAACATCCTAATCCCGGTAGCTATTCAGGCCGAGCTTGCTGATGCTCGTATCGTCTTTGTGAAGCCCCAGGAAGGAACTCCTGGCCGTAGAACCTTCGGTGTTTGCAAGACCGCCGCGCATCCTTCTTCCGATTATACTCGTCTTTCCACCATTCGTTGTGTCAACTTCCACATGCAGGGTATCCGTGAGATTGGACGTCCTTACCAGGGCCAGTCCTTCACTAACGCAGTGCTGATGTCTTTCCAGGCTCAGCTTGACCAGTTCTGCAGGGAGATGACAAACCGCGGCTACAGCAGGGGTTCTGCTTGCAGAATCAGCTACACTGCTGTTGACCGCGTGGCTGGAAATCTGAACGTGGCGCTTACTATCAAGCCTCCGTACAGCATTGAAACCATCGTCGTCACTATGACCATTTCCCCAGACTAAGGAGTAAACAATGGCCACATCTCCAGGCAATACTTCAGCTTTAGATCTTTCTAGGACCTATTCGTCCTTCAGCGGCTGTGACATTAAGGCCGTTGTCAACGGTCAGCCTCTTGGCACTCTGCAGGGCATCTCGTATGCTATTCAGCGTGAGAAGGCGCCGACTTACGTAATGGGTCGCGTTGACCCTCTGTCCTTCTCCAGGGGCAAGCGTGGTATCGCTGGTACTATCATCACTCTGATGATGGACGAGCACATGCTGTACAAGGAGAGCGCATTCAACACTGCTCAGGTGATTCTGGACAAGGACGAGCTTTTCGCCAATCCTGACTCTTTGAACGCCATTGATTACAACTCTGCGACCAATGCTGTGCTGGACATTAACCAGCCAGCGTCTGTTTTCAATCCGAACGACCTGAGCGATAGCTTCGTTGCTAGCAACGCAGTATACGTCGACCAGCTTCCTCCGTTCGACGTTGTCATTGTGGCCGCTAACGAGTATGGTAATGCTGCTACTATGCGTATCTACGGTATCGAGATCTTGAATGAGGGCTCCGGCTTCTCTATTGATGATATCGTTATCGAGAACCAGATGACGTACGTTTGCAGGACCATTCTGCCTTGGCAGAAGATGGGTTCCTGGAAGCCACTCGCTGGTGGTACCTATGGTGGGTTTGAGCCTGATCCGGTAGGGCCCAGCAGAGCCTAGATAATCAATTAGATAGGACCTAATATGGAGGGCAGGCAACTGCCCTCCATTACTTTTAGGAGTTACAAATGGCCGAATCTCCACTTACATACATCAAGCCGCGGTACTCATTTTCTGGTGCGGATTGTAAGGTGTTCATTTGTCCTCATGGGCAATACCAATACTTCACTCCACTAGAGAGTATGAACACTATTTCTTTTTCTGTGCATGAACAAAAGGGTCAAGCAAGGGCCCTTGGGTATAGAGGAGTAAAGGGGTTCGCGCGGGGTGTACGTACAGTCGCGGGCTCTTTAATCCTAACCGTCATCGAAGACAACCCGTTCGCACCTTTCTTCAGGGCAATGGAGACAGTAGAAAAGTATCTCACTCCTAAGGGCTGGTCTGCTGACATGGAACACACTGGCACTGGGAGTTATATGGGCGATGACGCAATGTACTATAAGTACAAAAACATGCTACCAACATTAATCCCCCCTTTGGATATTCTTCTCTTGTTCGCTAACGAAGCAGATACCACTAGGGACTTGTCTGTTACTTACAATAGAGATGAAGAGTCTTTTTCGAAAACAGAAGTTGGAGAAAGAAGAGCAATTGTAACAGATGCCCTTATCGAAGGTGTGGAATTTGTAGATTATGGACAAGTCACTTCTATTCATGACATCGTTACTGAAATTAACATGTCTTGGCTGGCTAGGAACGTAATGCCTCTCACAAGAGAGGCACCCAGAACTAGCACTTACACTGAGGTTGGCACTCAAAAAGATACATCAATGCCAGATGTCTTTGCTGGAGAACCCCAAGATGAGTAACACTCCTTTATTTGGTAGGTTTGCAGAAGGAAACAGCGTATACCCGTGGGAATACTTTTGTGCTGCCAACACAGTTCTCTATTTCCAAGGGCGACCTGCTTTAGAGATTGCTGGTATGACAATGGCCGTTAGAGAAGGAAAGCGGCCTATCTATGGTTACTCTTCTAGACATTTTGATGGTGTTGCGCGAGGCAACGTACTTGTCGAAGGAACGATCCTAACCAATATGGTTGAGTTCTCATATCTGATGAACACAATCAATGGAACGACAGCTACCACTATGGCTGCACAAGCAGAAAGCTTAGGAGCTATTGGCGCCGCTGAGCGTACGGTAGAATTGCCTCATGATAGAGGCGTAGGGTTTGAAATCAAAGTTCTGATGGGAGAGCAGTCTAATGGCCTTCTTACGGGCCGCACAGGCGCTGGCTTCCTAATTACTGGAGTTACTTTTACTGGTGAAGGTACTAGCATTAACTATGATGCAGAAGTAATAGTTAAGGCTCACAACTTCATTGGGCGCAACATCGTCCCCTTAAGGTGAAATATGGCACTAACTAAGCGTCAGATCGAGGCACTAAAGAGTGTCTCCGTAGATGTAAATCATATCGTTGCTGATGAAAATGGGTTCCGTGGTCTGAATGAAGAGATCGAGGAAACCTACAATCAAAATGAAGCCACTCAATTGGCTAAGAAAGACCCCACACTCAAGAATGTTACTGTGAACAGTCCTAAGGCGCCTGAGACGCCAGTCGCCAATAAGCCTGTTCCCCGTCAGATTAAAACGAATGCTCGTCCTGTAAAGACTAACTCCGCAAGTGAGGCCCCTATGCAGCTCCCTAACCTTGATGATGAACTAGACGCAACTCTTGCCAGTGTTCGTAAGAACGCTGCGCCGCCCACTACTGCCGCGCCAGAGCCAGTCGCAGAAGAGACAAGTTTCAAGAGCCAGATCGAAGAGCTTCTTTCTCGTATCCCAGGGGCCCCTACGATGGCTCAGATTGAGTCCTATAAGAAGTCGAGTGGTGGTGTTTACGCTACCGCCTTCTCTGAAAAGGACATCTTCCTGTATACCTTCCTGAAGCGTTCCCAGTGGAATAAGATCCGCGAGATTATCGATACAAAAGTGGAGACTATCCAGGGTACCGATCCTCAGCGTGAGCTAAAGGAGAAGGTTGTGAAGGCTTGCGTGCTGTGGCCGGACATTCGTAAGGACGAATTCGTGTACTCTGCACCTGCTGGTTTGATTGACACATTGTTTGAGTTGATCATGCTACACTCGTACTTCCTGAGTACTCAGCAAGCTATGCAGTTGACTGTATCGCTGTAATCGGAGGCACCTCATGCTCGACATCGAGAAGTTTGTCGAGAGTGATGGTCTCTACGTAACGAGCCTCCCCCAAGGAGGCTCGTTTTGTTGGAGGCTATTGTCTCTCAAAGAATACAAGGTCTTTAGCGCCATCAGGCAAAACGGACAAGTAAACGAATACCAATTGTACTCGATGGTGTTTGACCGTTGCTTTGTAGGAAATCCAATCCTCTTAGACGGTTCTCTTCCTATGGGCCTGTTCTTTTCCATTGGTAGACTGATCCTAGAGCTCTCAGGAGATTCTGGAGCCGCACAAGAGAAGCAGGACTTGGAAGACTACAGAAACGTCTATCCAAGAAACACTCTAGTTGAATTTATGAAACGAGTGATTTTAAGAGCCTTTCCAAGCTATACTCCACAAGTAATTGAAACTTGGACAAAAGTAAGAGTATTCAAAGAGTTCGTAGTAGCAGAAGCTGTCTTGCAAGAAGGTGTTGGCTACACTCCATTGAGTCTAGATAACGTGATGTCTCCAGAAGAGATGGCAAAGAAGTCTACTAAGAAGAAAGGCGCTGTTAACTTCGAGAAAGAGAACAGCCAGCTAAACCAAGCAATGGGCAGCGCAGATGGTAAACACTTTACTGAGCAGACACCAGCAGACTTGGCTAAGCGAGTGAGGTTAGCAAAGCAATTCGGAGGTAGGTAATGGCGTTTGAGTCCCATAGAGGCGCGGATATCTGGAGCAATAACCTACCTGCAAACCATGATGCTAATTATTGGGCGATGGGTAGATTTGCTTTGGCCGTTGGAATGGTAGGTGGGCTTGGTGCTGCTGCTTACAAATACAACAATAACGATATGCGTCCTTCTATGGACTATCTCTCTAAGAAGGCTAGAAGGGTAGGTTCGTTTACTCCTTTCCAGCTTCTGAACACATTCCGTGTACCGGAATTTATGTCGTTCACCTCTTCGTTGGAGTACAAGACAAGAGGGTACGATCCTACGACTGGAGATTTGATTCCGGGCCAATCTTCCTATGAGTGGAAGCACGACGCCATCAAATCAGATGACACAGCAGAGTACATTTCATCTATTACGGGCAAAACTCGTAAAGAGCTCTCGGCTCTTGGATATGACCCTTCTAGATTGTCTGCTATGTCTGAGAAAGACAGAACGAGTCTTATCTTCGAAGATGGAAAGCTAGGAGTTGGAAAGCTCTTCTTCCAAGACGAAAAGGGGACAAGAGCGCTTCTTTCTGACAGCATCATGGTTGGAGCGTATTCCCAAGAAATCGATGTAAATTCTAGTAGCTATCGTTCAGGAGAGATCAATAAGGCTACCGAAGGGATTATGCGTGCCGTTGGAGTCGGAGAGAAGACAGGCGATTCTCTCAATACGATTCTACGTACAGAAGGTGGCGATGCCGCGCGGCTCATGCCTATCCCTGCTCCTATTGGCCCATTAGACTCTTTAGCAGACCTTAAAAGAAGAACAAGCTTCTTTAGAGGGTTTTATGCTTTTGGTGCCAACCGATTTAATGAGCTGACAGAGACCTTCATTGATACTGTGGCTGGTGATACCGGTAAAGATTTCTTACGTAACGTACTTGGAGTTAATCCGAAAGTACAAGGTGGTACTGCCAGTGCTCTTATCGCTAGGTATTCAGGTAGAGCTGCTGCTGCTGGAGCTTTGCTTCTTGGGGCTGAGCAATTAGATTGGATTCGTAGAGGTAGCGCCCCTGGAGAAGTATTTGCGTCGGCCGCCTTCTCAGGTGGAGCTGCCTATGCTCTTCATAGGATGGGACACAACCGACTAGCAATGGCCGGCGGTGTAGCTTCGTTCTTTGGACAAATGATTCTTCCTGGATTTGATCAAGGTATCATGCCAGGAATTGCAAGCACGTACGCTTCTCTAGATGTAATGAGAGCGGCGCCAATCAATCCTTTTAACCACTATAGAAGAACAGTAGAAGGCCTTCTCCCTGGCTTTACGGGCATTGAAGCTACCGCTGGATTTGGTGTCCTTGCATTGATGGCGGGGACTATTAGAAACCCAATCAATGGTAAAACCTTAGCTGAAGTAATTCAGCACAGATATGGAAACGTAACGGGAGTGGGCTCCAAAGGGATCCATCCAGCATATGGAGTAGCTAGAGAAGCTCTGTCAGCCACAGATCTTTATTGGGAAAAGATCTCTGAGCACATGACGGTAAAGCATCAAACGACGCATCCGTTCATGACTGGAAAAGAAAGACACTCTCTATTCAAAGCATTCCAGGATGCAGAAGCAGGACAAGCCGACGAAGTAGCGAACCAATTGTTCCTACGGGCCGAGCGTCAGCACAAAGAAATGATGCAGTCCTCGATGAAGAGCCCAGACGGAGTTAACTTCCAACTCTTGAAAAAGCTGGAAGGTATTTCGGCTAAATACAACAAAGGTGGTTTCTCGAGATCTGTTCTAATGAACATCGAAGGGTTTGCAGCGCAAACTTTCTATAGTGTGTTTGGAGCAGATGCTGCTTATGATATTGATATGCGTAAAGCGGTTAAGGCCCTTGGTTTTAGAGGGCCGGTAGGAAGTACTGGACGGCTCTTAACATTGGCTACTGCTGGTATGGCAGTGCACTCTCTAGTGTCAGGAAACCTTCTAGGATCGCTTGAGAGCTCAGACGAATTACAAGCTATCTACTCGGGCGAGCAGATGGTCGAAGTCAAAGAGGGACGATTCTGGGAGGCTGGAGGCACCCCATACGAGGGCGGCAACATTTCATACTTCAGGCCACACCAAGTAGCCTTAATGAAGGCAAGGACAAGAGAGAGGGCAGTCTGGGGAGAAAACGAAGACGACATCTCTCCTATTCAGAAGTTCATCAAAAAGAACTTTACATATGAACTAGAAACTATGAACTACTACAGACGTCCTTACCAGATGTCTGGAGCGGCTTTCCAAGATGTCCCAATCATCGGTCACTTGTTAGCCGCTACTGTTGGCTCTTTGATTAAGCCAGCAAAGATCATGCATGCTGGAGAATGGATCCAGCAAGATGAAAACGGGGAACTAACGTACGCGAGTCTTTTCAAGGGAAGTAAGATCGAGCCAGCGTACGCCCTGGGAGCACCGAAACCGGGAGTACCTGTTTCTCCCTTACAGGCCACTGAGCTGATTAAACAAAGCATTTACCAGTTTAGAGAACTAGAGGGTATGACTGGTTGGGGCAAGAACATCGTACAGCAACTCATTACTGGGAGTGCCCAGTTTGAGAACCCGCACCAAGTCATTGCTACCGCGAACGAAATCGATTCGAGTACTCGTGCTTTCTGGGATGCTAGCATGGGTGGCTTGGGCTTCACTAACGAGTTGTTTCGTCGTTTGCTTCCACCGGCAAGGAGTGGACTAACTAAACAGAACGCTATCCGTAACGACATGCCCTACTGGCTACCGGACAAATTCCACTTTGGTGACCCATATACTAAGATCCAATGGGGCGAGGCTCGTTTGCCTGGAGCTGGTTACTCTGCTCTGCATCCAGAACTTGAAGGAGTAGATCCTAGTGCTTACCCCTTGATTGCTCGTTATGCAATCTTGGGAGATGTGGCGCCAACTTCCTATGAGTTCAATAAACTACAAAGACAAATCTTCGAGAAGAGATATCAAGGAGAATACAGCGAAGAGCAGCAAAAGCTAATTGATGACGTCTCTGTGCAAGCGGCTGCAGTAATTAATAGAATTGATTTCAACAGAAGAGACAAGCACGCTTACAATAGCTTTGTCTCTGATGTGACATCCCAAGCATATTTAGGATTGTTGGGAGCAGCTAGAGAAGTGGCCGCGCCGGCAGAATATCTTTTCCCTATGGGCTTTCGTCCTATGCAGAAGCTCACTGGTCATCTAAGAACACCAATTGAAGAATACGAACATCAAAGAATGTACGGTACCAACATGGCGTTCTGGGATAAGCCACTTAGAGACTGGTTCAGGCCAGCAACTTATTCTGCTCTCAACTTGATGGGATATGATGGTAAGCCTCAGTGGCGTAAAGAAGCAGATGCCGCTTTGCAAGAGTGGGACAAGCTAGAATTTATCAAATGGATGAAGCTCTCTGAAGAAGCAAAGGCCCTTGGAGACACAAGAGCAGCGGATCAGTATAGCTGGGCGGCTTCACAAACACGCACAGGTGTAAACCCACAGGGCTCACCATTAGGTATTTACTGGGCGCTTCCAGAGCAAGACAGGGCATTCTTTAATGCCTTCTCTAACGCTAAGGGCATGGAACGTCAGCGCATCTTGGAAATGGTGCCTAAAGATCAAGTTCATCTCTACAAAGCCATGTGGTCTCGTATGGACAGCGGCGACCAATCAGTGAACTACCCATCTGATAACAAGATTTCAGATGAACGTTTGCAGCAACAGTATCATGCTGTTGTGAATCAAATGGGTGAGCTTCCACCCAGCGACTGGATTGGTTGGAATGCAGAAGTCGACATGGAAGACATCAAAGTAAGATATGCTAAAAACCACGCTACCGACTTGCAAGACTACGGGATGTGGGAAAAGCAGTTGAAGAAATCTATGAACCAAGAGTTCCTAGATGGAGCGGATTATGTTGTAGATAGTCCTAACGCAGTCATGGTTAACGAGTTAAGAAACCAACTAGGCAGGTTTGCAGGTAGAGAAAGTAGGTTCCACGTGGCTAACATCATCGGAACAAGTAAAGTTTCCTTGAGTTATAATGACAATAGAGAAAGCGCTATCCAAGACAAACTTAAACAGTGGGGTTTCTGATGGGATTCGATCCGTTCAGCCGTATCAATAAGAGAAAGGACGATGCCGAAGAAGTACTAGGAGCTGCTTGGTCTGTGCTGCCTATCGTTGGCGCGGTAGGTTATGCCTATGACAAGCGGAAGCTAGGAAACCTAAATCCTAAAATCAATCTTGGTATGGTTAATGAACTAAAACCATTCGGTACCAACATTGGAAAAGAGCTTGTTCCTGGAGACCTCAAAGAGAAGATGGTTAAGTCTGTTATGGAAGGCGAGGCCTATAAACGTATCGTATCCAACGGCCAAGAAAGAAGAGCCGCTATCCAAGCCATCCTAACATCTCTTGACGCAGATGATCTGGGGATCGATCGTGGTCAGGTAGCAGACTTGAAAGAAAGACTATTGTCAGTGGCTGAACTTGATGACAAGGATGTCAATGATGAACTGCTAAAGCCTTTGAAAGACACGATTGACACCATCAATTCTGGCAATCCTCGCCTAAGGGCCAAAGTGGCTGACGCGTATTCTGAGTTGCGAACATACAAAAGCAAGATCGTAAGTTCCAAAACAAGAGGAACTGGGTTTGGCAGTAAACTAAAAGTAAACTCAATTGCCCTTGATGATGCAGCGTTCCTTGATGAAAGAAGCTTCTTAGACTCGCTAACAAAAGCTGGAGTTAATTTAAACAATGAAGGTGCTAGGGACTACGCACAGCTACTTTACAGAAATAAGATTACTCGAATCAAAGGTATGTCTAGCGGAGTGACTTCAAACCTCCAGCTTGACGTAGTCGATGTCGGTGCAGGGCAGAAAGGTCTAAGCATGAGGTTTATGTCAGGACAGGCCGGTAGCAGAAGAGCTAGACTTGCTATTCCGCTTGGATTTGACCTTGAGCGAATTGCTAGAGGAGATAGTCGTCCTGTCTTAACGAGGTTGGGTCCTGGTTACAATACTCCATATATGGGACCACGGAGTGTCGCGGACGCTCGAGCCGTCTCTAGAGCATTCACTGATAGCAAGCTAACGCCACACGCTCCAGACTTAGCTGGCAAAGGTTTCCTTAGAGACATGGGAGACTTCGCTCTTGATCTTGTGCAAGAAGAAGTAAGCTTTAATGCTAACGGCACTTTCTCTGCCAATAAAGGAAGATGGAAAAGCGCCAGTGGAAGAGTGATGAACATTCTTCGAGCAAACATGGAAGTTGTTTCCAGATCAGTAAATTCACGCGGCGCAACAGAATACCATGCGAATCGCGCAAGGAACACAATTGCTCGAGCTGGTGCAAAGCATAACACTGTGCTTTTTACGAATCTGGAAAACTTAACCCAAGCCCAGCGTGACGACATGCTTAAGAACTTGCTTGGTCCGAACTCTGTGCTCGATCCTGGAGTTGGCAACTCTCGTCTTGAAAGCGGAATGATCGAAGGAAGAAAGTTTGGTTTGCTTCAATTCTCTAAAGGCTCGCTGCTTGGCAGATTGAAGTATAGAGTAGATAGCAAACGATCTGTCAGCAGACAAGAGGCTCCGCTTCTCTCACGCCTTGAGCAGATTGAAGGTCGTACTTCTAGGTTTGTTGCTACTGTCGGTAAAAAGAATCAAACTGCCAAAGTTGCTGGAATTGGTCTTGGTGCTGATTATGATAGCAATCCATTCATCAAAGGATTTACTGGAGACAAGAGGGTGCTTGTTGCCCTTGATATGACGATGGGAGAAGGCCAAGGTGTTTTCGCTAGACATGAAGGTCGCGGCCAATATGGCACAGCTGGAGATAAAGGACTAGGAAAGTTCGAAGTAGAAAGAACGATTCCTTTGTTTGATCCAGACACGAATGGCTTCCAGTCTAGTGAATTACTAGAAAAGCTTAAGCAGCAAGATGGTCCTGTCTGGTACAGTAGAGAACAGCTAGCTGGCAAGAACGGGTACCTCGGCACCTCTTCCCAAGGGCCCCGTCGTGTAAAGTTGATGGCTCGTGAAACAGGAGCTTTCTTGCAGCTTAAGGAAATCACTGAAGCTGGCAACAAAACTCAACTACATGTAGAGGTATTGGCTCAAAGAGAAACAGATAAAATGAAGGTCTTCGGCTTTAGTGTTAAAGGTACTACGGTAGCTCAGCCAGTGGCAGTCGCTGCTAGGGATCTAGCCACGTATAACGTGGCTGGTGAAAATAGAAACGTCATGCGTGATCTTCTTAGCCAAGCTGTGGAAGACAGTGCTAACCCTACGAAATTAAAAGAAAGCCAGCACGTGCTTCAGAACTTTATCTTTGGTTCAGGAGACATGTTGAAAAAGTCGAGACTTGCTAGAAGACAAGCCGCTATCACTAGTGCGGCGGCAGCACTTAAAATCGGCCATGGAGACCTCCTGAGCGAAGTACAGAAAGTCGCTAAAAATAAAGGAGACGTAGGAGTACATCTCTATCGAAAGATCGCTCTTGGAGTTGCCAAGGGAGAGATTGATGCTGACTTTGCTGGACGAGCTCTTTCTATGACTCGGTGGGGTGGCGGCTTCAAAAACTCCAGTGGTAAGCAGGTCGGCGGATGGGCCAAAGAGTTTGGCGCAGCATCTGAACTAATGAGTAACGCTGAAAACGACTTGGAAATCCTTAACCAAATCGATGCCGTTAAAAAGGGGAGGGCTGCGGATGCGCTTGTAAGAATGAGAGCTGTGGCGGAGACAGGCTTAGGCTTCACAGTGGACACAGTGGTCCCAGGTACCGGTCATGGCGATTACGGTATTGGCGTTGGCTCAGTAGAGCCAAGAACTGTTCAATACTTAAAGTCCATGTTAGGAGATTCTGGTCTCTCCAACGATGAGCAGGTAAAGTTTATGCGCGACATCCTGTCTCGTAAAGTTGGTGGGGCAGCAGGGCGGAGAGCCATTCTTCCTTTGCAGCAAGCGGCGTTCTCTACTATTTCTCTTCCTATGGGCGATATGGAAGGAGTCAAGAGATATACGTTAGATCAAATCTTTGAGGAAGTGGGGACTGCCGACGAACTCAGAGCCTTCATGAGGAATCATGACAAAGGCTTTTTCATTGACTTCAAAGGAAATGAAAATATGAGAGAAGCCGTCTTGAATCAGGCTGGCGAAGAAACGTTTGGCAACGACAGGCAAATCTACATCTTAGGAAAAGATGCCCTTGAGAATATGAAAGGTACAGAGATTAAGCAGACCAATAACACAATTAAGGTTGGTTCGTACTACGAAGAGAAGACGGGCGATTTTCTTGCAGATATGCAGAAACTGTCTTCAAAAGAAGGAAGCTCAAAAGACCAATATGCAGAGGCCATGAAGACCTACAAGAAGAATATCACGGGTCTCTTCACCAACAGCTTACATCAGCTTACCAGGGGCAAAATTAAAGGCAACACAATGAACGTTCTTCAGTTCATTGGTGCAGAGTACAATGGTAACGTAGCCGGTCTGACAAGTAGGCAAGGCGATTACTTCAAAGCAACACAAGTTGTCTCTGGTAGAAATAGCTTGTACTTGGATCACTTTGCATTCCTGAACAACCTAAAGGAATTCATGGGTACTGCTAGCGGTAAGAGTGAAGGCGGCCAAGCGCTACGTGACTTCTTCTTGAACGCAGAACAGATCGCTCGTGATGTAGCAGCAGGCAAAACACCAACCGTGAAAGGCGCTCTTATGCTTGTCTCACGGGCACCTATGCTTGGTAAAGGTAACTTGCGTTTTGCAGAAATGCACAGAGACCCTAGTGAAATGTTCAAAGGAAAGCATGATGTAGTCTTCCAAGAGCTCCTTGACAAGAACAACAAAAGCAGCCGAGCTGCTTTGTTAGACCTTGGTTTGAAAGTAGGTATGGCAAGCAAAGTCACCAAGAAGATGAAAGATGGGAGTGAGAAAGAGGTAGTCCAGTGGAATGAAGTAGTGGATTCTCAAGGGAAGAAAACAAAGACCACAATTAATTCTTTTGGCGACATCTTGGACTTGGAGACGACACACAGAGACCAAGTCAGAGAGTTCTTCGAACAGCTGGCTCAGAACGTACAGAAGTGGCACACAAGTGAAGGTGGCGGTTCTATGTACATGGTTGAAGACAAAGTTAAAATCAAATCAACTACAGGCAGCTTCCAATCTAAAGCAGACGTTGGTATGGCTGCATCAGCTATTGCAGACGCCGACGGTGACTGGGGCTCCAGCATGAGGTTCAGCGGGAGCATTCAAGCGTCGATCTCTAAGTTGCTTGATGATCCTAATTATCGAAAAGCAGTGCTTGCAGAAGCTCTTCATACTGAAGTTTACAGCAAGTTTGCTAAAGAAGGACTTAACGCTGGTTCTTCTACTTTAATTGATACTGAAGAAGAAGCAATCGGTAAAGACGCGATGAAAGAAAAGACCACCTCAGCAGGCACTGGCCCTGTAGACGTGGCCCTTAACAAATTGAGAAATGCGACTATTGCTATGGAAGGCTCAGATAAGCAGTTGGCAGGCGAAGTGCTTACGCTTCTTAAGGGCCTCGAAGAACACACGACCATTAAGGGTAAGAAGTTGAAAGACTTCAAACCTTGGGCGGAACGTATGGCTACCTCTGTTGATGAAGCTTTCAAGCGTGGCAATATTGAATCTGTAGCGAACTTCTTCAGAACAGAAATCTTCCCAGAAAGTTCTGAAGCTCTAAAAGAGCTATATGAAGGATTCGAACTTGAAGTAGATGATCCTCGGTACAGTTCACAGAAAGTTAAAGTGTATGGTCTAAATGCAGCTCTTGAGTTTCTAGAGAAAGCTGTAATCAATGCTAAAGCCAACAAGATTGACTTGATGGCAACGCCTAATATTGCGGCCCATAACCTAATGAGAGACGAGCATGGTGTAGCTCGTGAGCTTGCTTACGCCATCCAAAATGGTACTCCCACTGTGCAGTCTGCTATGGCACAAGAAATGGGGCCACAAGATAGAACTGTACGTAATTTGGCGGCCGCTAATGATGGAAGAGCTAGGCTGCAAGGTATGTTCGATACGGTGAATACTCGTACTGCTGGGATGGTAGTGGGAGGCCTTGCTCTAGGGGCAATGGTTATGAGTGGTATGCGTCCCAACGCCAGCAGCGCACCGCTTATGGTCGACGGTGAGATGCCATCTGCAGCTCTCCAGAATGCTCCAGGAGACGCTCTGACAGCATCAGAGGCTCGTGCTGCAGCCGTGAACGGGCCCTCGCCATATGACCTTCTGAACCGCCCACACGGCCCTGGTGTGACTCAGATGGTGGAAGAGTCAGGTCTGAGTATCCGTGGAGCAGTCGAGGGGCTTGCGGGGATGACACAGGCGGGGAGCTACATCAACATGATGACAAGAGGAAACGCTAGAGGTTCAGTTCTCATCAATGATACAAGGAGGCCCATCACTCCAAATTATCTTGATAGAATAAACGGAGAGTACTAAATGAACCGCACTCGTCCAGAAGACGATCTGAGCCGTCACGTAGCAGAAGTTATCAACCCTGTTAGTGAGCAAGAACTGCACAAGCGTAAAGACGTGTTTGTGCTTAACGACATTGCATTCGTTATTCCCCCAACGTCTATCTCTGTTCAGAAAGAAGACTTGAGCTATAGCTGGAAGACTATTAGGTCTCCAGCTACTACTAAAGTTCCAACTGGACATGGAGCAATTCGTGTAGCGGTAGTCATCCCATTCCTGAACAACAGCTTGATTGACTTTCATCGCTTAAGAGTACAGATTAGGCACAACCCTTTTGTGTTTGTAGAGAACCGTTTCTTGAGGGAATCTATCATCCCTGAAGAGCCCGGAGTTAAGAGCATGGCGTTTGCCGTAGACTCTTTCAATATCTCCACTATGAGCGGGACTACCGATGCTTGGATTGTCCAACTTGGTATGAGCTGGTTTAACTATGCACCTTATGGGCCCAACTTCCTGTTTAGAAGCGAGTGGGAGACTAACGATCTAACTGAATACGAAGTAGATAGTGATGAGCCGGAGTATGGTCACAGCAAGCAAAGTGAAATCATTAGGAAATCTATTGGTTGGTCCTTGCCCCTAGAAGACGGGAAAAGGGTGCCGCGTCCTTCTATTACCCATCGCGCAAACAACAGGGCTTCTGCCTCGTTCTCCTTGACTGGAGACGACGTAAGCCCAGCGCCAACCCCAATGTCCATCTTAGAGATGGAGCGCCTCCATGAAGGGTTTGAATGGGACCTGCTGCCTAAGGTCTCTATGATGAAGAAAGCGGATCCTATCGTTCTTCCATACAACTCTAAGATCTATACTCGTTTCTATAACTACCTCCAGAGAGATTCTCTGTGGTTAAACTTTGGCATTGATCTTGAGCAAGAGTTTAAGTCTGCAGGTGTACCAGTAGAAGGATTCTTTGGGGTTTGGGATCCGAGTGAAGAGAACAAGAAAGAGACCTGGGCGCTTCATACGGGCCCAGTCATGGCTGTAGCTTCCGAAGAAGAGAGAAGGACAGCCCAAGCTAGATGGCGTGGTGTAATGGCTAGCGTACGCGAACGCATGCTCGAGAGGAACGGCCGGATTCACTTTGCATACAACATCTACAAAGAAATCATGATGCCTCCTGAGTGGGGCAAAGCTGTATCGGATATGGCGCGTATTAGAACCGCGGCGGCGTACAATCAAGCCAATACGGTTGCATATCAAGAAAGCGCTAAGCTGGGTAAAGGATTCGTACAAGATCCGAATACCCAAAACACCTATATGCTAACTAAGAGCAGTGGTGGGTCTGTAGCTCATCTAGTCAGCTTGGCTCCTGCTCTACCTGCAGGGCTTGGGTCTCCTATTGGTACGGCAACCAAGCGACTGACATTCGCAGAACTAGACGCTCGTAGCGGACAGGGGATTGCAGAGAGAAACTTTGCTGTAGCGGGTTCCTCGGGTCTAAAGAAAGGAGATACTCGGTTACATGAAGGCTGGGACGTTTCCCCTATTAGGGGCACTGAGCCTACTTATGTTTATCCGATTAAACCAGGGGTATTCTCAAACGTCACTCGCTTTGTGGATCTTTCGAGCAAGAAGACTATCTACTTCACTGGCGTTGATGGAAACACAGCTAAGCTTTCTACTGCCCATAGGAACATGTTAGTTTTGTTGATGCAGGACCCTAGCCACGCTGCCAGGTTCAGTAAGTATGGCTCTGCGCTTGATACTGTTAAGAACGCTACCGATGTAGGCACCCTTAACAGTTTCTTGACTGGATGTATGCGAGTTGGCGACTTCTTAGTCGTTAGAGCGGGCACTAATGCAGTCGGTATGTTTTGGTGCAATGGCGCCTCACAAGGCAACACAGTAAGCATCACTCACGATGATGGTTCCAAAAGTGTCTACATGCATTTGGATTCATTCTTGGATCCTGCAGTAGAGAATGGTCGCGCCGACCCATCTACTCCGTTCGCTATTATGGGCTCTACAGGCACTTACGCTACAGGACAAAACGGAGAGATCGGGACATTCGTTAAGTACCTCACCAAAGAGACCCAGATTACAAGCGGTTCTCTTGAAGTGGAAAGGAAGAAGCTAACAAGCGCAAAGAGCGTAAACCCCGAAACCGATAGGCTAGAGCCTTGGAGTTTTGAAAGCTTCCCAGTGCATCTGCATATCGAGTACAGGGAACCATTTAAGGTAACATCACTTGCGCCGCCAACCCCGTTTACTTCTAACGGCAATCTCTGTGTTCCTAAGGATCAAGGAACGCCATCGTATGTTCTTGTAGACTTAAAGACAGTATATGCAAATGCAGAGAACAAATCTTGGACCGAGTTCCCAGCCGACTATCAAGGGAACTACCTCAAAGAGGATCTCACTCAAGCGATCAACAATACCGTTCAGCAAGACGTGAACGCCCAGAAGCTTGATGCAGAAAGACTTGAAGGTCTTTCTGATGAATTGGCTTCTCTAATCAACGACGGCTGGTACGCTTACGGTGGTTCTGATGCCACGATGAACTTGTACTACAAAACGGTGATCATCTCGTTGCGTTCGCATGCTCCTACTGTGCCGGAGGAAGGTTCTGCTGAGTCTTTCTCTTTTATGGACACGATCTTCACTGGCGCCTCGGCTTCATACAACGCCGTCATCTCACAGATTCCTTTGCTAGGGCATGAGTTTCCGACTCTGCAGTTCCTTGGTAGCAACGAACCTAGTTACTCTTTTGAGTTTGCTATGATCGACAAAGAATCTACTATGGATGGTTTGTCTTCAGGAGGAGTGGCCCTTGAAGGTATGAGGGCTCGCTTGCAGAGGAACGCTCGCGTGTTTAGAGAAGTCCCGAACAGCTGGGCAAGTCTTTGTGACACCTTCCTTACTCGCTTTATGGGCACTTATAGAACCTCTGATGACGCCGTTGATACAGACACAGAGCAAGACGCTCCAGAGTTCCTTGAGATCAAGAAAAGGACTGTGATCGATAGAACAGAGATTGCTAACGTAGAAGGCAACCCCGGGCTTTCGTATATGTCCCTAGAGCTGACAGAGACAAGTGACTTTGATGCTGAAAAGCTAACAAATATGTCTTCTCAATTCGAAGATGTGCAGACTGCCAGAGAGCAAGTCCTTAAGAGAATCATCGATACGACTTTTGCACAGAAGGACGTGTTGGCTCTGGCTTTGGCTCAAGCAGCCAATGCTAGCGTATTTGATGTTACCTCTCCAGATTATGGTACGTTCGAAGCTGTGCCTCTGCCACCTGCTCTTGCTGGCGGAGACGCGCTCTCTCTTAAGTTGCCGGTAAATACTGAGGATAGTAAGCTAGCTGCTGCCATTGCTTGGATTGTAGCCAATGAGCCAGAGAACCGTCTCTTCTCGGCTACTGCAGACCCTGATGGGAATGTGTATTACTTTGTAAACGCAGAACAGCTAGGTATTGAAGTTCTTAAAGAAGCTGCGCCTGATCCGTATGAGGACTGGACCTCAGACTATTCTACTGGTCAAAGGCCAAATGTTTCACCTGCTAAGTTTGGTATTCAAAGAATTATCGATACCTACGGGACTGCGGGATTGGCAGAAGGCTATAAGAGGGCTTTTGATTACTACGCCCTGTTGAACGAGTTGAACAGAAAAGCTTCTCTTACCTTGTCTGAAGATCCTTCTCGTGTAGATGGAAACTTTAAAGATGGCGGTTTGACTATTAGCGAAGCTAGAGAGAAGCTTTATCGTCAGCCAGTTGTTCCTTCGATGTGGAATGCATTCCTTAGCTTCCAAACTTCTTTGGCCGCTAGAGTAGTAGGAGCTTCGATGAGCATGGAGCATGTCCCTTATCTTGCTAAGAATCCTCTTCTAAGAGGAGATGCCATTGAGACGCTTACCACAAACAAGAATTGGCCAAGCTTTTTGCCCTTGCCAGAAAGGGATCAAGAAGTCGTGGACGAGCTAACAAGAGATGCAGCTGGCATCGTAACAGACATGAGTTACGACATGGAGCGTGCCTGGGACCGCGTGGGAGCCATCACCACTGTACCTTTTGAAGGAATGGCAGACCTTCTGTTAGGAACTTTGCTGGGGGCCAGTTATCGATCTGTATCTGACAGTATTGATAACAAAGAACTTGTTCCTCAGCAGGGACTTAATGGTACGGTTCTTCTGGATGATTTCTACCTAACGGCCCATGAAGAGATGTACCACGCAGTCACATCTTTGTATTTCCGGAAGATGCTTTGGAGTAGCACTGGCTTGATTGACTTAGGCAAATCCTATGTTGCAGATATGAACATTGGAGTTGTCGACGCTCTCTTGGCAGACAAGAAGACAGGTTACTCTCCGATTGACTCGAACATGGAAAGCTTCCAAAAGGTGATGTCGTCAACTGGGTACTGGTCTCCCTTCGCACCTTTCCAAGCTTCTGACCTCGAGTTGTTAGGAGTTCCTGCTATTCTGAAGATGGTTCCAAGCTTGAACTTCTATCCAGCTCAGCCGGAAGACTACAAGCTGAATGAATCTACTGATGAAATCGAGCAGATCCTTAACGACAGGAACGCTAAAAGCGGTTTGAATCTCTCAAGTGTAGATTTGGCACTGAACGTCTTTGGTCTTCTTTCAGGCAAGTCTCTCAAGGACGCCATGGATGACTTGTTCCCAAATGTAAAAGGTATCTCTAGGTGGGGTTCTTCTATGGAGTTCGATATTACTCGGACTGCAGAAGAAGAGAAGATTGAGGCCCTTAGAAGAGAATATGCGTCCCTTGCTGATGTGATCATTAACGACTACGAAGTCCTTAAGCTTATCGGCCTAGAGAACTATTCGGGGATTCTTGCTAACAACCAAAGCTTGCAAGGAACAGAAGCTTATCCGGACATGCTTTTGCCTGCGCACCCCTTCTATGGGGACAGCAAGGATACCGCTCCAGACTTCTACTACTGGAACGTTTATGACGATGGAGACGCTCTTGCTAAAGAGCATTACGAAAGGATCGCAGATGCGATGGCTTTTGAAGTAGGTGAAGCTTACGAGTCAATGCGCAAGCTGCAAGAGGGTGAAAACCTAAAAATGGATCACCCGTACATCAAGTACAACAGTGCAGCTATGGCTGAAGTAGAGCGCACTGTATATTTTAGCGCCGAGGGTACTGACGGTAAGTTTAATTCGGATAAGAATAAGGGGGCGACAGCAATCCCTTTCTACAACGAAATGACTCCAGAAACTAAAGTATTCCAAGAACAGATTGAATCAAGTGATCCTGAGCTATTTAACGCAAAAATCACCTTGCCCCAGTTGATTAGGACGAATGTGTTCTCTAGCGCGGGTGAAAGCTTTACAGATAACCCGAGCCCCATCACAGAAGAAGACATCGAGAAGCTAGAGGAAAAGACTAAAGCAGTCGATAAGCTGTTTGGTTCGCGGCAAGGATATTTAGACTCGCTTGCTCCTAAGGGCCCAGATGGTAAGCCTGTAATCGAAACGACAACGGCTGGCTTGGAAACTGTTGGACATAGCTGGAGCAAGGAATCTTTGATCTCGCTCTCCAGAGATTCCACCAAGGATATCTTCTCCAGAAAGCTCACAATGGCTAGAGCATTCCCCACATTCAAGCTGTTCTTCGTAGAAGAGGATGAGACAGAGAATGGACTCTTGAGCTTGGATGACTTCTATTCATACGGCGGTGTCAAAGAATTCACGTTCGTAACCACTAAAGAGTCGCCAGCAGATATGGCGGTAATCACACTACAAAACGTGTCTGGCATTCTTGATGGCAGCAAGCGTGGCGCTATCGCTGACTTGGATTACTTCGATAAAAGAATCGAAAAGAACTTGGGCAAGGACCGCTCTTCTCTTGCTACGGATGCACTAACTGAGGGCACAAATTACGAACAGCCCTTCGGGTCTGTGGTGTTGCGTCCAGGCCTGAACGTACAGCTAAGGGCCGGGTATTCAAATGATCCAAGGAACTTGGAAGTGCTTCTATCTGGAAGAATCATCGACTTGTCTTGGAACAAGAACAATGACCTTGCTGAAATCGTAGTTCAGTCTTTTGGTACAGAGTTAATCCAAGAACGAAAGGGAATGGATCCCTCTGCAGAAAACAAAGACGTTCATCACACTACGCATCACTTGCTTGGTCACTTGATGCTGTCTCCTGAACTAGTACACTTTGGCCGTTGGGAAGTAGGGCAGCTTTTCCAGAACAACGAACAAAAGGATGCGCGGCTCGACTTTACAAACTACTCGCGAGAAGGACTCTCTGGTAAGTTCAAATTCACAAACCGAGTTGGGTCCTTTATGGCAAACAACACGGGGATTATGTTGTTCTTGTCAGCCACACTGATGGCAATTCAGTTAATGCCTGCTGGTAGAGCGCTAACAAAAGGTGCTGCTGTAGTTGGTGGAGCAAATGCTGCAAGGGGGCCCTTTGCTACCATGCTCATTAAGGGCCTAACTAAAATCGATGATATGGTTGGAGCTAGCAAAGTCGCAAGAGGAATTGGTTCTGCAATCGAAACTGGAGCTTCTAAGACAGGGAGATTTACTCGCCTGTTCACTTCTACGTCCAAGAAACATAGAGCTGAGCAAGCGGCCAAAAGAGCTCTTGATGATCACTTTAGAAAAGCGGGAGTCGGAAGCAAAGAAATCGTAGACTTCGCAGATGATGCGCAGAGACTTGCTGCAAAAGGAGGTATCACAAGAGACCTACTTGTTCCAATGATTAGACTTATTAGAGAGACTGGATCTCCAGAAGCTCAAAGAATGGCTGCAAAAGTACTAGCAAATTGGCGCCAAGGTGCTTCTTCTGCTAAGACTGTAGACGAACTAACCGACTTGGCAGAATCTGCTAGGGGTAGCCTGCAGACTATCTATGCTTCTTTAAAAGTGCTAAACGCTCCAGGAATTAGCGTAACCGAAGTAGCAAAAGCTGTTTGGGGAAATAAGCTTGGTTTCTTAGGAAGAGGAATTGTTGGTGGCTTGAAACTATTGACTGTTCAAAGCAGTCTTCTAGTAGGAGGCTATGCTACTGCGCTCGGTCTTGATGCCATCGCTAACACTCAAGTAGTTAGAGATTTCAACGAGCGGTATCTTAGGTATCTTGGCCGGTTTTTTGAGGCAACTAAAGTAAGCTTCTTTGTGTCTCCCCAAGACGACAACCTATATTGCCCCCATCCAAAAGACTATATGAAACTGGAAAGGACTTCATTCTTCAGAGGATTGGCCGCTAGCGTTACAAGAGCTGCGGTAGGAATGATTGATGACAGTTGGGGTATGACTGCGGCTTCTTACGTTGCTGGCAAAAGCTTGTTTGATAAGAGAGCCGACCCTCGCGCTTACCAGTACGTAATCGACAACGCAACAATCTGGGAAGTCTTCCAAGAGATGTCCCTGAGGCATCCAGGCTGGGTCTATGCTGCTCGTCCCTACGGGCAAGCCTTCAGGTACACAATGTTCTTTGGAGTACCAACCCAGAGATACTGGAGTAAGCCAGCTTCGGATAGATTCATTAAGAGAATGAATCTCTTGGACAATGTTTTGAGAGACAACTATGTTTCCATGGTAGAAGCCAAAGAACTCTACGGAGACAGAATCCACAACTACTCTGTAGATGAGTGGCTGGCTATCAACAGCAATGGTAAGGACCCCGAAGTATTGCTACAAAATGAATACCGCGGCATGGCTATGAAAGAGTATCTGCGTGGCATGGAAGTGCGATTCGAGCCATTCAGAAAGCACCACCACTTCTCTTCTTGGACAGATATCATTTGGAATGGTTTGATGTCGTCAGAGAATGCTTGCGCCAATGCAGTAAACGTCTTCTATTACGATACTGATGTAGCTGTTCCAGAAGCTATTGGTAACCAGCAGGTAAAGGCTCACAGCTTCCTTCCTGAGCATATGGTTCGTATGCATGAGCTACCGAAATATAGGAACTGTCGCCAAGAAACAGTTGCCCGTAGGTATGCAATGGGTTCGTTGCTACAAGAGATGAAGAAGATGTACCGCGGTGAGATCCTTCTTATGGGCTCTCCGAGGATTCGTCCTTGGGATGTTGGTATCCTCGCTGACTCGTACAACGACATGTTTGGCCCTATTGAAATCGAACAAGTAGTTCATACCTTCTCATTCGAGACTGGGTTCATTACAGAGATCAAGCCTGCGGCTATCACTATTGCTAATGAGATTTCCTCTTGGCCCATCATTGAAGCTGCTAAGCTGGCCTCTCTTGCTATGGAAGATGTGTACGCTACGTGCAATGAGTCCTATGAGACCTTCCCGTCCATCTCTACTGAAGACAAGAAGACTCTTAACGATATCTTGGGACACCTCAATATCTCAGCCAGAGACACTGACATCATCAAAGAGAGGCTGATGTCTCTTGATAAAAACAACAAGACCCTTTCTGATATTATCGGCAATGATGATGAGCTGATTAGCGAGCTAACTCAAGCAGACGCTGAGATCTCAGCAACACTAGATAACCTCA